CCTGAACAAAACACAGCAAGAAAGAGATGCAGCATTGAGCGAAAATCTTAAACTCCAAGAAGCTAACGGCGACGCTGCGGCAGAATATGTTCGGTTGATAGCTCAAATAGATTACGAAAAAGGTCAGCGCAAATTGCTGTGGCAAAGCTTCCAAGAACTTGAAGCACAGCGCGATGAGCTACTGGCAGCGTGCAAAAGGAGTTTGACGGCTGATATTGCAACTTGTGATCGCATGCTTCGCGCCGCAATCGACAAAGTGGAGGGAAACCAATGAAAACACGATTGATTGCAACGGAAACTTGGACGGAAATAATTCCAGCAGGAGAATTCGAATTTGTTTCTATTCATGGGACAAGAGACGGTTCTGTGACTATCCCGGAACAAATTCTCAACTACTACAAAGGGCAACGCTTCACGGCACGCAATAAGCGTCAATTGAATGCAGCCCTCGCAACCGGCAAATGGGAAATAGAAAGGTAAAATAAAATGAACACGCAAGTAATTGAATCAGCTTGGAGGCGGTGGCGGAAACCAAAACGATACTTCGGCACGTTTTTTGAAGTCGTCAAGGCTTGGGAATGCGGCCGCGAACCGTATCCAGCGGTACGAAAAGCAGGAGGTACGAAATGAGCGAGACTGTTTTCACGGCAGCGACTAGCGACATAGACATGGCAAACTTGGGAACTAGCATCACGGCTAGCCAAATCTTAGAGGGAGAGCCTCGCTTTCGCAAAAATCAACGCAAACACACACGAATCGCAGGCTTGGCGGAATATCTCGTGTGGTACAATAACCCGAAATGCACCAATCCAGGGAGGTTAAAATGAGCCATTGTGAACCGTATCCAATGGTACGAACAAATAAAATTACGCGCCGGACGTGCGAATCATGCGGTGCAAGCGTTCGTGAAATCTATTATTCGATCACTTGGCATGGTGCCTTGACTATAAAGAACGGGAAATTACGCGCATTGCGGAAAGGCACGCTATGTTCGCAAAACTGAGAGGTACGAAATGAGGCACGATCCACGAATTTACGAGCGCGATTCCAGAGAATTTCGCGATCTATCGTTTGCGCAAGCGGAACGAGAAAAGGAAATCAACGCTGGACTTGAAAACAATTTGCCCGTGCCTTTGCTGGCCGAGCCGCTGGACAGCGTGCAGGAAGGCGGCGAAGCGCGAGAGAGCAAACGAAACGGAAAGCCCAACCGTGACGCTCGCAAGGCGGAAAGGGACTCTCGCGGCGGGCAAACTTTTGATGACGGAGGCGAAAGCTATTGCGAATACTTGGATGAGGTACGAAAACGCGATGAAGAACGCGGCCTAGAATCGAATCCCTACAGTTATGAGGAATATGAGGCAAGGAGAGCGGAGCGCAATGAAGATTGAGTTCGAGCGCGGGACGAATCCAGAATGGCCGTGTTGCGCGCAGGTGCATTTTATCGGACGCCAGCAGTGGGTATGCGCATGCGGCAAGACTTGGGAGGAAGCGGAGTTGAATGTTAGGGCAAAGATCGCGGCATTGAACGAGGTACCGCCACCACCGGAGCCGGTTGAACTATGAAAACACGAGAATCTTTCAATGATGACTTGGGAATTAAAATCTTTAACGAAGATGGAACCGTCAATCCGCCGCCGTCGGTACACTTTTACCGAGTGGAAGGCGGCTATCGCGGCTGTTGGGACATGTCTCATTCAATGGTTTGGAATGGACGATTCCACGAAATGCATCCCGATCATGTTCATTCGCCATTCTGCCCTGAAGGAAAACCATAAATGAGAGAACTAACCATCAGCAAAATTCAAGAGTTGAGCAACGGAGAGATCATTCCGTCGTTTCGCGGTACGATTACCAAGGTTTACGAGCAAAAACGTGGTTTGGGTGAGTACGGCGAATGGCATCTACAGAATATGATCGTTGAGGATCACACTGGAAAAGTTCAGGTGACATGGGGTGGCGAGGACGATGTGAGCAGCATCGAAGGAGAGACCCGGCTTTTTGAATCGTCGGAAACCAAACACGGACTGCAAGGTTGCAGATGGGAGATAAAAAAGGTCAATGGAATGGTTTACAAGAGTGTGAAATTGACCGGCTCATGTAAAATTAAACCTTTGAGCGGTTCGGCATGGGCCGGAGATGAAGCCGCGTCGCGAGGTACGTCTGGAGGTGTCGCCAGGGCGACCGACGTAGCAGGACAACCGAAAGGTACAGCCTTAGAAGCCTCGCCCGCTCAAAAACCTTATGATCGACAAGCGCGAATTGAACGGCAGCATTCCCAGGAAATGGCAATTCGTGCGATAGTTGCAACAGGTCCGGCCGATGAAATGGCCATGACGACTTTCCGCAATTTGATTAGCGATTGGACGGATTGGTTCCAAGCCGACTTGGACAACGAGCCAAGAATAGAAAACGCCGAACCCAATCCAACGGCGGAAGATCACGAGGTTCCATTTTGAGCACATCAAGCAAAGAAGAGGCAAGAAAGCTACTACAAAAAGAAGGCGAGGTTTATACGTGCGGAACCGGATTCAATCCTAAAAATGAAGAAACAGGTGTGACGACATTTAAGGGTGTATTACCTGCACAGCCGCAGGAGCAACTTCCACCGGATGGACGCGAGTTTTATCGTCGCCTAGGACGTGGCGAAAAAGTGATTCTCGGCGACGTTTATATCGGCTCGCAATTTCAGCTTATTGCGGCAAACCCTTACAACGACAGAGTTGTAGCTGAGGGTAAAAACGAAGGGGAAGGAAAGGGTCCAGCAGTCATTTTCTTTCGGCCAGTTCAACCACCCGCACAGCCGCAGGAACTAGCCCAACTCGGAGAAAGGGAAATTACCACAGGAGCCATAATCATCGTATTTCTGTGTGTCGCTTGTGGCGCGGCGATTTATAAAGGCTGGCTATGACTGAAGTATTGACTGCACAGGAGAAAACACGTGAGGGGCCAGGGATACCCTCCGAGGCGATGCATTGGTACACCCGCAAAGGGCAACCAATGTATGAGGTTCAAGGCAAAAACGGCAAGATGCGCCCTACCACCTTAGCCGATGCGCGCAAGCTTGATCTTGTTCCCGGCTACAGCACTATTGCGAAACAAGTCTGGAATTTCGGGCTGCTCCGCTACATGAAAAAAGAGGTGGCGATGAGCGCGCTTACAATCCCGAGAATTGACGATGAGAATGACGAAGCGTTCATAGATAGAATCATCGAGGAAGGCGGAGAACATGCGCGTTTGGCTGCTGAACGCGGTACATCTTTGCACAAAGCGATTGCGGATTATCATGTTACTGGGCGATGCGCGCCGGAATGGATAGAGCATATAAAAGCTGTTAACGCCGCGATGGAACAATACGGTATCGACGTTGCGGCGGGCAGAGCAGAAGTAAGCTTTGCGTCCCAACTAGGATATGGCGGCAAAGTCGATCTGCACAGCGATACAATCGGAGTTTGGGATTTTAAGACCAAAGAGAAGATCGACGACGAGAAACAACTCGTCTACGACAATCACATTATGCAATGCGCCGCTTACGGGTTTGGACTGTTTGGCAAGCCTAGTGACATCTTCGGTCACACGCCTTCTCTCAAAATCGAGAAACCTTTCCCCGCCGGGAACGTTTTTATCGGCGTCGAAGACGAACAAGTGCGCATATTCGAGCACGAGTGGAACGATCTGCGCAATGGATTCTACATGTTCAAAAACTTGTTGGAATATTGGGAGCGCAGCAAGAAATTCGGGCCGTACGCGAAATGAAAACTGGAGAATTGTTTGTTTTGGGTTTCGTACTAACTGCTGGATTACTTTGGGTAATTTGGGTAGTCATGCTGCAATGAATCCCGATCAATCAGAAATTTCAACGATTGAGCAGAGGTTAAAATCCTCAACGAAACGGTTGCACGCGCTCTCCGCCCAAGTCGGAGCGGCCAAGCAGGTACGAAATTACGACGCGGACCGCCGGAAAAACCTGCTTGCGAAATACGTCGTCAGATACCTCGAGGCGGGTGAGAGCGCAACCGCCGCCGAACAATATGCGCGTGCGGACGGCGCATATCAATCCGAGCTAGAGTTTCTAGCCAAAGGTCACGAATCTGCGGAGCAGACAATAGCGGAATGGGATGCTGAGTTCGCCAGCTTCGAGGCGGCGCGATCACTTTTGAGTATGCAAAAAGAGACAATGAGGACGTTGGAGGGATGAGAGAAAAACACGTTCTGTGGAGAGTAGGCAACGGCTGGATTAGGACGCTAGACGATTATCCCCATTTGGTAAATGACAAAGCAAATATATTCGTGTTCGATAATCTGCGACAATTTGCAGATTGGAACGCAAGAGAAGAACTTAAAATCGAAAATGAAAAAAAGCCCGCTAAAACGTAAAACGACGTTGCGCCGCGTGTCCGATAGACGCGCTGCCGAACTGCGGGTTTACAATTCTATGCGCCGAATCTTCTTGCAGAATCATCCCTGCTGCGAAATTCCATCACGGGACGGTCTGCCGTCTTGCATGAAGCGATCCGCGCACATCCATCACGCGAAGGGCAGACTCGGCAAACTTCTCAACGATACACGTTGGTGGTGGGCGGTATGTAATGATTGCCACGCATATTTGCACGAGCACGGGAAAGAATCACGCATGAAAGGGCTGATGTTATGAAGTTCTGGGCGATAGCGAAGTGGTCAGCCATCTCCGTTTATGTTTGTCTATGCATCAGTTTCGCCATTTTAATGTTAACGAAGGGGGGACTTCGATATACTCCAATGGCATTTGGAGTCTTGCTTTGCGCAGTATTTGTCATCCTTTTGTCAAGAACCGATCAATCATCGTGAAAGATTTATGACATTTGGAGACTGGTGTTTCATTATCAGTTGGACCGTAGGAATTATCATCATCGCGATCGGGACTCTACTCACGATACTCGTAGAGTAAAACTGCAAACATGGATACAGCTATCGAGAAGTTTCTCATATCCAATGGCAATGACATTTGTCGATGGGATCGCGGAACCGTCGTCATCGAGAGTCTATATGCCAAACAATTCGAAAATCTAGGCGGGAACTTGAATCTGTTCGTTGCCATGTTTGAGGATAACGGAAATTCCCAAGATGCGACTGATGAATATCTGAAATATCAGCGCATGGCCGAGTTTTTCTATTCAATTAGGGAGAAAAATGATTAAAGATAAATTCAGTGATCTGAAGATTTCACGTCAACGCAAGTGGCAGCTCCGCAAAGAGAGCAAGGGCCTGTGTTCGATATGTGGTGAACCGGCAATCAGCGGGGCGCGTTGCGTAACCCACATGATCGCCAACCGTGAACAGCAGCGAAAACTTAAGGGTTGCGTTGGACGTTACAATTCTAAAAGCTATCGCCATGTCTAATACTTTCGGAGAACTCTGGAATCGAATTCAGCGAACGTTGGAAAATCCAATGGATGTACCTCCAAGTGTGGATGACATCTGCCAGAATCGTCATAAAGGGAATGAAGAGTCGCGCGCCGCATTTGATACCATCAAAGGCACGCTAAGCGTCCAGCAAGAACGAGTGCTCCGTGCGATCCGAGATAGCGACACTGGCCTCACGGTCGATGAGATCGCAGTAAATCTCGGCGCTACACCAAACCAAATCTCCGGGCGCGCATCGGAACTGAAGAGGCAAGGCCGAATAATCAAGGCCGGTACTCGACTGACTCGCTCGGGTTGCTCGGCGGCTATTTTACAAGCGCTATGAAAAGTAAACATCGAAGCTATATAAGACGACAGCAGCGCGCGGTTAGCTGCGAACATTATTGGTTCTATGAGAGTTTAATCTGGCAAGCACGAGATGGCCGCGATGAAGTCGCAGTGGGCCGCTACTGCGCGAAATGCAGCAAGATGCAGACAGCCGTCGCACGTAACTGGTACGCTATACCAAAATCTTACGTCGATATGCGGGAAACCTTAGAGAAATCAATAAGTAACCACAGAATTATGGCGGCGAAAATTTCTGAAAATAAATCTTGCCAGTGATTGACGAATACTGTATTTGACCAGTGATGTTCGCGAAGGTCTTTGAACAAATTTTCGATTCATCCATCGCCGAAGATTACAATTGCCGCCGAATGTTCATGGACTTGCTTGTGCTCGCCGATTCGACCGGAGCCGTCGATATGACACCGGAGGCCATCTCGCGACGTACGAATGTCCCGGTCGAAGAAGTTGTCAAATATGTCAAAGAATTATGTCAACCCGATGCAAAGAGCAGATCGAAGCTCGAAGAAGGCAAACGATTGGTGCCATTGGATTCGAATCGAGACTGGGGCTGGAAGATCGTAAATTACGTTCATTATCGTAAGATTCGTGACGAAGCTGCTCGCAGAGAATACTTTAGAGATAAACAGCGAGAACACAGAATTCGCGAGAAGAAAGGCAAGAAACTGCCATCCGCCAATCTAAAAACCCGGATCGACGGGTTCATCTACTACGCCCAATCTGGTAATCAAATAAAGATCGGTTACAGCAATAACCCACTCAATAGGATCGCAGAGATGAAAGTAGCGTCTCCCGACATAAAACTTTTGGCTGTTGAAAAAACCGGGCAGGATGTCGAGGGGGAAAGACATCGGAGATTCAAGGCGATTCATATTGCTGGAGAATGGTTTAAGGCGGATAAAGAACTTATGGACTTTATCTTATCCCTGCCCGTATTTGACAGAGTGTTGACAAAAGTTGACAACAATGGACAGGTGTTGACCCCTCCTTCTCCTTCTTCTTCTGCTTTATTCTGGGAAGAGTTAAAGAGAAACCCTCTTTATACTGGAGTCGAAATTGACCGGGAATTGGAGAAGGCAAAACAGTGGTGTCGCCGAAAGGGAAGACGACTTACGCAAAGGTTTTTCGAGAATTGGTTGAGCAAGGCTGATCGCGTTCTCGTCGATGTTCCCGTAAAGAAGAAGCAATATCCCAAGTTCGCTCCTGATCTCACTGACGAACAGATCGCAAAAAACAAAGCAGTAATCGCGACAGAGAAAGCGAAGCTGCTAGAGAAATTTAAAATGCCAGTATGAAATCCTCGATTGACCTTGGCTTGGCTATCTCCGGCCTGTACGCGCGAAAAGGCGTGCCTATGACGCACGACGAGATTGCGGCCTATTGCGGATGTTCTTGGCAACGAATCTGGCAGATTGAACAGCGCGGGCTCCGCAAACTTCGCAATCGCCTCCACTTTCATAAGAGTGATCCTGAGGTGCGGGAACTAATCGAAAGTCTACAGGGGCGATGAAACTTTGCAAAATTTGCTGTAGGGAGACAAATATGTTGTTCAACGTTGCAATGCGCAAAACGTCGATTTGTGAGTTCTGCGCCAATCAGATCGCATGGCAACGAACCGAAGATTTGATTTGCAAAGACAATGCCCGACTTAATAATTCGCAATTTTTAGCAAAATTACCGCGATGAACGACCTTCTCAGTATATTCCCCCGTGCCTCTAAATCATGCCAAGAGGCCAACCCCGCTATCTTGACCCTCCCGGACAATAAAAACGATTTTACGGAGGGGGGTGGCAAGAAACGGCATCAAATGAACAAGACTGAAGCCGAATTTGCCCTAATCTTGGAAGCCATGAAGCGGAAGGGCGAGATTCTACGTTACGAATACGAGGGAATCACGCTTCGTTGGGCTGATATGCGGTACACGCCGGACTTCATCTGTTTTTCGGTCAACGATCCATGGTGGTCGATCAAGTTGATCGAAGTCAAAGGCGCGCACATTTGGGATCGGGACATCGTACGGTTCAAGGGCGCCAGAGCTTACTGGCCGGAGTTCAGCTTTGAGCTTCATCAAAAAAAGGGAGGACAATGGACGAGGATAATGTAGAAAACCTTCTGCCTTGTCCGTTCTGTGGCGCCGAATGCGACGATTGCAGAAATGAAGAAGGCGAAGGTTACCTTGGATGCTCAAACGCGAAATGTCCTGCCAGTAGATTGGCAGTGACAGATGAACAATGGAACCGACGTGCCGAGTGATTTTCCCGCGACATTCGATGTGTCGGGAGCCGCTGGGGTTCGTGTGTTCCCCTGCGACGGCAATCCGCGCTCTAGACCCTGAAAGCTAGGGCGCGGCGGGAAATAACTCAATGAACGATTGGATTACAAAGAAATGCATGACATGCGGCGCGGAATTTCGTGGCCGGCATTTTATGAAACAATGCAAATCATGTTATTGGTACGACAAAGGTTTTGCGTGGCGCTGCCCGAAGCGCAAAGCACTCCATACTCCCGACGATCTAAAAATGCTTTGGTATGGCGGGGTTGTTGGTTCCGGTATGTGGGGCGAAAAAGAATTGCTCATGAAAATCGAATCGCGAGGAGGATTCGAACAATACTCGCACGAAAACTGGGATGAGGTATGGAAAGTCGAACTTTACGCCTCGCGATATGGATTGCAACCATCAGTCCATCATCATGATCCTCCAGTGGAAACTAGCGGTTCTTGTCTTATTTGTGCTATAAAAGATGCAGTCGCGGAAGCGAAGAAACGAGAAACTATTGAGACATCGAAAATTAACAGCAGTCCGTTGCTCCAGCCCTGAAAACTGGAGCTGGGCGGGAATTACTTTGATTTATGAGAGTTTTGGTCGCTTGTGAGTTTTCTGGCATTGTCCGGGATGCTTTTTCTAAAAGAGGACACGAGGCATGGTCATGCGATTTACTTCCGAGCGAACGGGACGGGCGACATATTCAAGACGACGTATTGCTTCACTTGGAGGATGGCTGGGACTTGATGATCGCGCATCCCCCATGCACGTATTTAGCGTCTAGTGGTCTGCATTGGAACAAGCGCGTCGCCGGTCGGGACGAAAAAACGCACGAGGCGATGCTGTTTGTTCTTAATCTGATCGGCGAGGGATTTATAGCTCACGGAATTCCAAAAATTGCTTTGGAAAATCCCGTTGGATGTATTTCCTCGAAGTACCGAAAACCAGATCAGACGATTCAACCTTGGCAATTCGGCCATCCCGAAAGCAAAAAAACATGCCTTTGGCTTAAAGGACTTCCGCCATTGAAACCCACCGATTTGCTTTTACCCAAGAATGGAGACTGGAATCGCGGGTGGGACAATCAAACCGCCAGTGGTCAGAATAAACTTGGCCCATCACCAACTCGCGCCAAAGAACGCAGTAGAACGTACCAAGGAATCGCCGATGCAATGGCAAATCAATGGGGATAAAAATCGGCATGAACCGCACAGTATTCGATTTGGCCCACGGCACGGAGCGTAACCGTCAAGTCCACGTTGTCCCCATTAGTGACGAATGGCATCACAAAGCGTCCGTAAACTGCTGGTGTAAACCACGCGTGGATAGCCTTTCGATTTACGTTCACAATTCAAAAGACGGTCGTGAGCGCGAGGAGAAACTCCACGGTAAAAAATGCTCACAAGGATGGAACGTCATTGATGTTTACGGCTCGTCGCCACATGCTACGAACATCTAAGGAATTGGCAGACTTTCCTTCCCCTCGGTCTGCCAGCGAGACTGGAATTTAAGGATTCGCTGCGACCGCTGATGCCAGCGCGTCTGACTTCGCTTTCAACGCTGCCACTTCGTCGGTGAGCGGTTGAAGTTGATCGGCTGTTGCGCCATTGGCCAACGCTGCGTCAATCCCGGCCTGAACACGTACGGCGATGCTGTTGATGAGCGCGGTTGCACTATCCACAACACCTTCGGTATCCTTGACCGTTTGAATATCTCCTGATAGGTCTGCTGCCATGTTTTTTATCCTTTCTTTAAAGTGCCAGCGTTTGAAGTAATTCGTGGACGGCGCTGGCCATTCCTTCCACGTCTCTGCGATGACTTCGCAAACTCGCGCCCAGTTCGCTCAAAACGGATTCCGGGTTTTTGTCATCCGATACCGCATGGGGAACCGAACGCAAAATTGGCTGCAACCGTTGCGCTAATGCCCGCACATTTTCGAATGCGGCTTGAATCGCGTCGCCTAGGAGCTTATTTTCGGAAGCGATCTCGGAAGATAATTCTACTTGTGGTGTACTTATATTAGTCATCTGATTTATTGTTTCTGTTCCTCGATTGCTTTCGCCAATAGATCGGTCTTACCTTTCAGCTTTTGCGACTCCTCATTTAGCTCTTTGAGTTGCTCCGGCGGTACGACCGTCGAAGCGGATAGCAACGTATCGAGTTTACGCTCCACATTGTTTAACTGCATGGAAATGGTGACGAGCGCGCCGATCAGCCATTCCTTGAAATCGTGGTCAAACATCTATTCTCTGTGACTGAATTGTTCTCTGTCATTCCGTCGCAGTCGCATCGAATCTATCACGGCGATAATCGAAAGTCCAATTAGAACGCCAGCCAACTTAATCATTTCGCGGGCTTTTCGATCAGTTCAAATGCATGCGCCCATGCCCCGCTGGCGCTTGCGGCCGTGCCAAGACATCTAGCTTTAGATGGATGATCCCACACAACGTATTCGCCTTCCACATCCTCATCCGCCTCGATGTACTCGCAGTAGGCGTCCGGGTATTCGACTTTCACCAACGCTTCATGTTTTGTTTTCATATTTTTATCTCCAATTATCCAGAACTTTTCCGATCAAATATGTACTCCCAAACCAGAGCGTAGCGGCTATAATGATCCCGGCAACGACTCCGATTAGTTCACCGAAACCAAAGTTCTTCATGTACCACGCTCCGCTGCTTTGAGCAGTGTGAAATGGGAAATGATCTCATACGAAACCCGGTAATTATTGCCCTCTTTCTTGATGTTCACATCTTCCGCAATGCTCCGTTTGTACTGCAACTCCATCTGCTTGTATTTCGCGATGAAATTAGTGTCAACTAAACAACCGTTCGTATCGCAGTCGATGATACCCGCGTTTTGTTTGTTGCCCGAGAACGCGATTGCGTGAGCGTTGACCGGCTTCGGCGCAACCGTTAGATGAGAGCATGAACACAAGCCTAGCAATAAAATCAGAGCCAATCCATGTTTGATAGCCCATTCCCGCATCGCGGGCATTGGCGTAGCGCGTTGCTTCGCCCAGTCCTGATGAAGCTGCTGAACTTCGTGATTATGCTGCGCGATGCGATGGTCGCGCTCGTCCATCTGCTCGACCGTCTCGCCCTCGAACTGAATTCCCGCAGGTGTAGGGTCGTAGAACATTTAGCTTGCGGCCATTCTGAGCGCCCTGAGAGCCTCCGCGTGTTGCTCTGGAGTTGAATTCGGATTAGCTAAAGTGGTCTCAGCTATGCGTACAGCATCCGTTGCTTCCTGTTTGGCAATGGCGAGCTTGTTCTTGACCATTTCGGGCTTGTTGTAAATTGATCTCTCTTGGCGAAAAACTGCTAATGCCGCCCAGATGGCCTTGATGATTGCTCCGATCATCTCAGTGTCCCGGGAACCATGCCGGGAAGGATACTGGCGAATCCGATCCGATCCATGAAATGAACAGGTAAAAAAGGTAATAGACGATCACGACTCCAATGATTCTGGCGACAATTTCACCGGGAGTGGTCACTTTGATTAAAATGCTTTAGCGACTTGCTTCAAATCCTCTTCTTCCGGGACTCTCTCCACGAATCGAAGGTTCCCGGGCGACTCCGATCCAGCGAATCGGGTTGTCCTGTCTGTGCGGATATTCCTGTATGTCAGATGTTGCGTGATGTACGGAGCTGCGCCAGCTTCGAGGCCAGCAGCAACATCCCCAAGCACGCGGTAGAGTTCTTTCGTGTTAGTCCCGTATTTGGCGAGCGCGTTCTGATATTGGAGTACCACGATTGGAACTACCAATGCAGCGATTTCCGGGTACGCATGCCTGACGCTTTCAGGAATGAACGCATTGACCTGCGTGGTTAACTGATCCGCCGTCGGTGATCCGGTAATCGTCCGAACCGCTGGCGCATACACATCAATGTAATTGGCGATCGCTGTTCGTTTGTTGCTGTCTTTGATCGTGTATTTGAGGCCGATGCTGGTAGCAAGGGAAACCGTCGTTACGATTGAGGCGTCGCTCGAGAAATAAGATTGGAAGCTTGCGCAACCAATAAGGAGCGCGGCGATGCTGACTGCGATGAGTCGTTTCATTGTCCGCCGCCAATCGTGTTAATTCCCCAAATGATGACCAATATTACGAGGACGATCGCCACGACCAATTTTATCGGTGCAGGGATTGGATGCACCCAGTTTTCTATGCACCAAAGCAAACCACCGACGATGGCGAGCACGATGACGAGCACCAAAAAGCCGATCAAAAGACCGTGAAGCTGCGGAGTAATTACGAGCAATGTTGTCATTTATTATCCTTCTGTTGTTGTTTGACTAACTGTTCCTGACTGAGAAGTATTTGGATTCGATGGCAACGGCGCGCGTGGGGCGATGTACGCCGCAACGAAAGCGACGACGGTTGTGATTGCGCTCGCAGCTTCCGGTGGCACATCAATCTTAAAGCCTCCGTGTAAAATCCATACTAGAAGTATGGAGACGGCAGCTGCAAGACCAGCAGCGTTAGCCTTGGGAGTAGGCGCTAAATTCACAAATCTTCCTGCTTATGCCGCATATTTCACGTGATGACAAGCTTTATTTATCAGGGCAATCTTCACAAATGACTATCCACTTGCCATCCTCGTAAATGTAGAGGTTGTTCCCGATACGTTTGATCGGCGGCGGTGTAGCATGGCATTCAACGCAGGAATTCGCAGCGCATCCAGTCAAGAGTCCAATGCCCAACAGCACCAGCATTGCGCCAACGGCGATAACGATCGCGACGATGATTGCGAGCACGGTTGTCATTGTTAGGGATTTAATTCGGGGTCAGGCGTCGGAGTAGGGGTCGCGCTCTGTTTTGCGCGAATTAAATCTTGATAATGCTCGATGACCGATTCAGGCACAAGGAATTTCGCGCCATGAGCGGCGATCTTTTTGTCTTCGGATATGATATAATCGCCGTGGTCTTTTTCGAGCTTCCTATAATTCGAAATCCAATCTGAATCGACAAGTTGGCCATCCGTTTTTGCCTTCGCTTTGTGGACGTTGGCATGATAACCCGTAGCATGATGTGGACTGTTCTTTGCCAATGGACGCACAGTCACAGTGCAAGCCGCCAGGATGACGATGGTCAAAGGAAAAAGGACTCTCATTTACGCGTCATATTTGCACGAATATCCCTAACAGCTTCGTCGATTCGGCCTAGTCTTTCGTCCATCACATCAATCTTTTTTGCTGATTTCTCGACCTCAGTCAGGCGCGCTTCATCAATGTTAAACCGAGTCTGATCCGCTTGCAGTCCATACTTGCTCGCGTTTGTCCCGTGTTCGTCCATTCGAGTTTGATTAGATTCCACAGACGCAACCCGTGTAGCTAAATCTAGGAATTTCTGAGAATTTTGGCCGTAAGTACTGGCAAATGTTATAGCCCAAAATGAGAGCATGACAATCTGCCCGAGCAAAAAGATGAACAAATTGCTCCGTAAGAAATGTGTGCCATTCACGCTTCGCGTGCCTGTCCAGACGACAGGATGTTTCGCCTGATCTTGCGGTGATGTGGAGGACGAGAATCCGCTACCAGTTCCAGCGCCAGCTTTCACATCTTTTTTAGGAATTAAATCTTTGAACTTCATTTGGTGAACGGCTGAAGTTGATAAGCAATACCGTCAACAATGGCCGGTTTCCCCGGCCAAAAACGGTACAGCACGCGCTGTTCATCTTCACCACCGATATTTGGATCGTCGTTAATCCCAAGCCGTCGCGCGGCTTCTGGACTGATCTCGCCTAGTTTGCTGTGCGGCCCTACATCCGCGCATACGGCGTCGATGGACTTGCCCTCGTAATGGATCGTTCCATGACACCCGAGAATTACGCCCTTGAATGCCTTGATAACTTCTGGCGGAAGAACAAAAAAAGGAACCGATTCGCTGTCAATCGGTTTCCCGTTATGATGAAGCGTAGTATCTGCTTGGCCGTATGGATCGCGCTGCCAATCAGGGCTCCCGTCAATATCTATGTCCGCGTCCGCTAGGAATTGCCCTGATCCGTCTTCATTATCAATCAGATCAGCAGAATAATGCTCTCCCTTGCTGTAAATCGTCAAAAGTTTTTTCATGGATTATCATCGTGGATTGACAGTCCAATGCACTTGTGTTCCGGTCGGCCAGTTCCGTTCTATCCACTCGACAACGCTCTGCATATCGGCAGCGGCAATCTCGATTATGCCGTCAATTGACAGGTAATAACAACCTTTGCTTAATGTCACCGTTATTTTATTTGGTTTCATTTCAAGACGATTGCTCCGTCACCACCCGACACGGTCTTTCCTTTAACCGTCACAACAGGCGATCCGACTGGATTGTAAACAGCCGTGCCATTCTCAAAGTCCCGGCAGCTCGCGACCCCACTTTTGTACGTTGACCCCACAGTTTTGCCGAGCTTCGTATCCCAAGTCGAATACCACAGATGCGAATGATCGTCGTGACCAGCAACATTAGTGTAATGCGGCACCAGCACATAAGCATTTGAGAGCGTTGCGACCGCGCATGTGACCATGCGAACCCGCGCATCGCTCGGCGTCGGGATGTTCTTGATGTCGTTGTAGCAGTTCGCGGTTGGTTTCCGCGCGTGGCTCTCGTTGTATTTGAGCGTGCCCAAGCATGACGGCCATTGTGTTCCCGCGTTCTCCATGAAAATACCGTTCACACGTCCCATGCTCGCCAAGCTTAATTGTTGATAGCCGCCATTCACGATAAGCAAAGCCGTCGATCCAATAGCGTCACGAACCTTTTTGATTATCGTTGTGATGGCTGGCGTGTGCGATTCCGCGCCGCACCAGTCCAGCATTATCCCGTCGAGTTTACCCGTGGCCATGAGAGCCTTGGCAACCGCCGCAACGTGATCCTGCAAACTCGCATTGTTTATGTCCAATAAGAAGTTCGGCCCCCAACTTGGAATTCGCTGGCCATTCTTATCTTTCATCCACCACGGATCGTTGTCGGGCAACTGTGTCGGAGGAAGATCATGCCATTGGACGGCACCGAGAACGCGGATTCGTGGATTCAACGAACGAAGTTTAGACAAATCGTAATGAGGCATACTGGTAAGCGCGGGCGTTTGATTCATTGCCCGGAACCCGCTAGCCGGATATGTATATCCAAAGGCACCTATATTGTGCCAGACTAAATCGTGCTTAGCCAGTGTCTCCGTTGTGTCGGGAAGATTTTCAGCCGGGCCGTTCCATGCCTGATACACGGCGGGAAACTGCATATCGGTTACTTGTAGCGTCGTAATAACTGCCGGAGTCGGCGCTGGCGCAGGGCTTGATGTAGAGCACCCCGCCACACCACCAACAACAAGACTGAGAACGAGCAGTCGAAATAGCATTCTTATTTCAATGGAGGTTCTTTTTTAAGTATCTCAATTTCTTTACGTAGGCTTATCAATTCCTTGTGGATTTCAACCAAGACGCCCATCAGAGGGTCTCTTAGCTTACGTGTCAGTTCAAATAGTACGCCTTTGCTAATCGAGTTCATTTAAGTGAAAGTCTCAAAGCTAATCTATAAAGTGCTTCTACCATGGAATATGTCGCTATCCAAGCCCACGGACGTTTCAATCGTTTCCTAACATCTCCCAGTAATTTTCGTTCTTCCTTTGTAAGTTTCATGGCGCACCAAGTTTTCGGAGCGCCCACACAATCATAAAGTAAATCGCCACTAGAAGGAGCACACCGGCAAAACTGTTCATTACCGCGAGCATATTAATGAGTCGCCATGTAAGCGCCCCACTTGTCAAGGAACGGAGCTAAAACCGGATCGTCGCAGTCGCCTGCCCATACTTCAACAAACTTGGCACCGTAATTAACTCCAAACTCCAATGTTACATCTAACTGATAGCGCCCAGTTGCTGTGTCGATACCTGTCCTAGTTCCACGGAAATCTTGAAACCCCGGCGTGCTTGTTGCGGTCAACAATAACGCTTCTTTGGCACCGATAGAGTTGGCACCCGGCGCGCCTGTATACCAAAGATCATGACAGGAAGAAGCCATGTGATTACCCGGATGCTGCGCTACGCCGTAGTCAAACACAGCTTGAAGTGCTGCTTGGCCGTCTGTGGTTCCCATTGGGGCACCAGTAATAAGCGTAATTGGCTTGGACGAAAACTCCGTTGTCATCTTGTCGATCTTAAATTCGACGCCCTCCTTCCATACCGTTAAACCGCCAAGAGAATTAAAAGTCGCAATGTCTTGGTCAGTATTGACAAAGAATCCTTCGATCACACAACCAATAGGAAGATCAACGTAAGCCAAGCTTGCATTGTTACCATAGCGGGCCGCCACTTCGTGAATCATGGCCCCCCATTTTGTCTGGAAAACTTTATCCCACGGAACTGGCATTGGCAAAACGGTTGGCGTTTTACCTGGCGTTGTTGTCACATTAAACTTAAATGCACCCGCGTCATAAACCCAGTGTGGACTTTGTACACCATCACCGATCAATATCGAAAATTTCTTACCGTGTGCCACCGCTTGCGTAGTGCAAGCATCAAGAAAATCCCAATAAAAATCATTAGCGTTAGCATGTTCGTGTGGCTCGATTCGGTCCCAGTTAGTTCGACAAGTTACATACTGGACGTGATTATTCGTAAAGGCGTTGTTATCCGCTTGTGGTATAGGTTGTGGAGCGTCCACTTTATCTGTCTTAAGCATATATCCAATCCCGATACCTAATGGATGCGAACCCGTAGTAGGTTTTGGCGTCGGCGTGGGAGTTACCTTGGGATTCGGCGTTGGCGTCGGTGTTATCTTTGGTTTTGGAGTTGGCGTCGGGGTCGGTTTAGGCGGTTTGGCGAATCCGTCCACGGATACAACGATGAAAGTCAGTAACAGTGAGGCGAGAATCAGACCGGCAGGAGTTAGTTTATGTTTCATAGGTTTAGTTTTTTCAAGCGCATTTTGATTTCTGTTTCGAGTTCTTTGTCAACCGAAGCTGCGAGTTTGTTCCCCTTTGAATCTTCGTCAGGCCATCGCAGTTTCCCGACAAATTCGCCACCAATATATTGACCGTCCTTTTCAAACGTCTCTTTGTAAACGCAAATGGAATGATGGATGCCACTGAGTTCGTTGGGATCTTCGCACAATTCCAATCCAACCTTGTCTATCGCCAGGACAGCTTCAATGAAGTTCATGGAATCGCGATGTATTTAAGATGTTTAAAGAAATTGTCAATGCGGTATTACGAAGCGAGCAATTTTGCCGCTGCGTCAATAAGATTTGGAGCCTGTGTAGCGTCATCGCAATCATGACTATAAATCTCGATGAAGTGCGCCCCGGCATTGATTCCCCTGTCGTTTGTTTCTTTCATGCTCACCAAATCGCCCCCTTGCCTGTTCAGATGCTGATAGCCAACAAGGGACGTTGGCGAAAGCGCTGTGACTTCTAATATACCAATGGAACCATCGGGCGGCTCATGGGGGTTTAATCCATCTGATTTAATCGCAAAATGGTTTCCCGGATAATTAGCCGCACCGTAATCGCAAGCCGCCTGCAACGCGGCCGCACCAGCATCGGTCGTGTAAGGCGCACCAGTGTGAAGAATGAATGGCGTATGCGGACAGTACAAACCGTATCGGTCGATCACCCATTTCGTTCCGGTCAGCCAAGCATTCAAACCTGCTGTTAACCCGCCACCGGCGCTGAATCCCTGCGAGACAGCTAAGGCGTCTAAATCTGTTTGATCTTGCGCGGTCGTCACGAAGAAGGATTCCGCGCGCCGCCCTGGGCCGCCCGTAGCGTAGTAAACAATGTTCCTATCACTGCCGTAGCGTGCAAAAAAGACGTTCAGGAAAGCATCCCATTTCGATTGCCAAACCGGGTCCCATGGAAGTCCAAGCTTGTTCCTGTATTGCACTGCTCCGCCAGTTGACATCATACCGCTGCCGCCAGAACAGCCTGTGAACGTTGTGCTTGTTATGCCTGTGTAAGTAACGATCTGTTCGCCGAGCGAGGTCGTGACATAAATTGTTCCACTTGGAGCCGGGAATTTGTTCGTGTCGAGCACGGTAATTGTCGTCTGCGGCAGCGATAGACCGTTCATGCTGGAGGCCAAAGTTGTATCTTGAAGAGAAACGTTGAAGTAGCTCGCGCCAGCGTCGTACACCCACGATGGAGTTGTTATTCCTGCCGTGACCAAGAGTGAAATCTTTTTCTTGTAGGTCTGTCCGAGCGCCACGGACTGATCGAAAAAGTCCCAATAAAAATCGCTCGCATTAGCGTGTTCATGCGGTTCGATCCTTTCCCAGGATGATCGGATAGCTACGCCTTGGATCAGTGGATGTGTCCATTCCGGGTCGCCAGTGAAATCATGGATTGGATCGCCAGCTTGATCGCTATTGGTTAGATACATGATGCCGAGTCCAAGACCGGATGCGACATCTCCGAAGGTTGCTGTATCGGTTCCGGTGCGTGATCTCTTGGGAACGCGGGTTGCCACTTCCGAGATTGTTGGATGATCCGTTACCGAACGTCGCGCTTGGGTATGACGAATGGCTGACTCTGTGGCGTGTGCCGCGTCTGAGACTGTCCGGCGTCTCGCTATGCTGCGAGTAGCCGTATCCGTTGCCGTTACTGATCCTACGACGTTTCGGGCGAGTCCCGTGGTGCGAACCGCTGCTGCGTTATCTGTCGCCGAGATCACGTCGGATGCATGCACAACGACCGTATTCGTAAAGACCACCGCCGCGTCGTTGATGGTGCCAGTACTATCATCGGAAGTCCGCGAGAAAACTCCCGAGCGCGCGGCGGCATCAGCCCGTGAAATCGAGTCACTCGTTGCCCGTCGATTGGTAGCAACGCGATTAAGTGAATCCGTTGCGGTTGCGTGATCGGTTATTGAGCGACCGGATTGAATGACCCGTCTCCCTGAATCTGCGGCATGAACGCTTTGGGTGATGCTGCGGACAAGCGCCAGAACGCGAACAACTAGGTCGCTCGACGTGATTATATCAGCAACGTTGCGGGTAACAATGTTCACGAACGCTATCGCAGAATCGAGGAAACCACCGGAATCCGAAATGTTCCGTGACAACTGAGCCGCTCGGGTAGCGGCATCTGTCGCCGTCGCCGCCTGAGTTGCCTGACGCGCGTTGATGGCCGCCCTAGCCGCCGAGTCTGACAGCCCAACTGAGTCACTCACTTTCGTGGCTCGCCCATAAACAGCGGCGCCGTCCGTAGAGATCGAGTCACTCGCATCGCGCAAGATGTTGGAGGGTGCTTCCAAGGAAGCAGCATCCTCCAGCGCGACTGCATCAGTCGAGTCCCTCGCTATATCAACGAAGCGATCCGTCGAATCCGATACGGCGAATGCATCCGCTGTCATTGATTCACCGGGACCGACTACCACGTGCTGGCATTCGGGCGCGAAACTCGGCATGAACGTGATCTTCAACGTCTTAGGAGTCGGCGTGACCACGCAACTCAACGTCGCTGGCGTCACGTCGGCCACGGTGGCAGCGATGGTTTCTGGTGGGACAACGGTGGCCGAAAGCGTTTTTGGCTCTACATTTACGTAGCAACTCAGGGTTTTCCGATAAAATAGGTTCAGGAAAACCTTAATGATGGTTATCCAAATCCGGCGTGCACAATCAGCTAACGTCATAGAGTCAGTTGTTCCACGTAGAAACACTCCAGCGCGAATGGCGACATCGACTTCAGTCGTTACGTCGTCTATTGACCGGAGCAGATCAGCGATCCGGGTAGCGGTCTCTGATATTGTGACTGAATCTATGGTTGTCCTGAGCCTGCCAATCCCACGCACAGCCACGTCCGTCGCCGTGCTTTCATCGGTTCCGTCTCTGAGCAATGAGGCAATCGTAGTCGCAACGTCTGCAGCGGTTTGCGAATCAGTTATCGACCGGAGCAAAACTGCCAGTCGCGTAGCTGCATCTGAGAACGTCGGGGAATCTGTTGTTGAACGATTTACGCCTACGGAACGCTCAGCATCTTCTGCCGCCGTGCCAGTATCCGATGTGGAACGGAACAGCCCAAGAATCCGGGTCGCAGCGTCCGCAATCGTTTGAACGTCTGTTATTGAACGGAAAAGTGCGACAAGGCGCGTTGTCGCATCGGATAAGGTCGAAGAATCCGTTGACGATCTTCCCGCATCAAGCCTCTTTGTACCGGCATCAGCAGCCGCGCCAGAATCAGTCACGGTTCGGAATAGCGTTACGATGCGCGTGGCGACATCGCTGGACATCACAGCGTCCACCGCAGCCCTGAGCAGCGCACCGCCGCTGGAAACGGCATCTGCCAGATCGGCAAAACTACTGGCGTCATTTATGGCCCTAAAGAGATCAAGGACACGAGCTACGACATCAGAGAAGGTTGCGCCGTCGCTAGTTGATCGGGAACCTGTGAATTGGCGGGCTGAGGTTTCTTCAGCAGTTGAAGAGTCATCGGTTGATCTGTCGCCCGCGAACCCACGTGAAGTCGAATCGGTCTCGGTTGTCGCGTCGCTAATGGAGCGTGTTCCCGTAAACAGGCGCGACACGGAATCGCTTTCAGACGCGGCATCGCTTACCGATCTAAGAGAGTTGAGAATTCGAGCTGCACTTTCGCTGGTAGTTTCTGAATCGGTTATGCTTCTCGCACCTGCGAATATTCTGACTACAGCTTCGGCAAAATCTGCGCTGTCGCTAGCGCTCCGAAGTTTTGCGGTAATCTCTGAGACAACATCGTCAAATGTTCCAGTATCAGTGACATTACGCAGCAAGACGGCGATCCGTGTCGCTACATCCGCGAACGTGGAGGAATCGCTGATTGCCCGGAGATAAGCAGTGATTCTCGTGGCGACATCTGATGCTGATGCCGAATCACTTGCTGTGCGTCCAAGAACAACCAAGCGAACCGCAGCGTCCGTGAAGCTTTCCGAATCGCTGACTGACCTTAAGCCAGAAAATAACCGCGTACCAGCATCAGCATCTGTTGCAGCATCCGCGACACTCCGGCTTCCCGCGAACAGTCGAGTCACCGCGTCTGCATCGGTGGCGGAATCAGTCACCGTTCTTAGTGCGACTAGAAGGCGCGCAACGGAATCCGCGTCTATAGCCGAATCGCTGGTTGCTCGCAGTCCGACAAAGACTCGGTTGGCAGAAGAATCCAAATTCGTAGCCGAATCAGAAGGCGCACGCAAATTCGTAACGACGCGCGAAGCCGAATCGCCAGCCGTAAACGCGTCCACAGGATAGCCGAGCTTCAACGGCGGGATGACTACTCTGGGCTGCGGTACTCCCGTTATCGACGATCGCGTTGGATACGTCGTTATCATTGCTCGTAGGGAGCTAGTAGAGGTTGCTGGTTTATGTCTGGAAGCGTAACGGTAGGCGCAACGTAAGCGTAAATCACCAGCATACGGCCAGCAGCCACAACGCCGGTCGTATCAAGAACCCACGTATCAAGTTCATGCGCTGTCGTAAGTGTTCCGAGGGAGCCTGAGACTTGTTGATTCGCTCCAGTAATAGTGGAACTGCTAATGTCCGCAGCGGCAGTAATGTCCCTTAGCTTGATGGAATTACTGGCGTTATCCGAATCCATCGCGTGTTTGTAAGTAATAGTACCGCTTCCAGCATTCCATTCGGACGAATTCCAAATAGTCTGCTGGGTTTGCAATCCAGTGCCTATATCAGGCTGATTTTCCATCAAGAATTGCGGTTCGCAATTGGCGAGAGGGGACAGTGGCGTAGGCACCATTTGAAAGGCTAAATCATCCGTAGCCGACTCCGAAGTCCACGTTCCGCTATTGTTCTTGTACCCTCCCCCATTGCTAAGCACAGAGCTACTTGTTCCAATCCAGATATAATAATTATTGGTATCATTGGCTCCCGATCGCGTTAAACGAAGATAATACTTTGTTCCGCTAGTAATAGAAAATGAACTGAATGCAAAAGATAGCCAAGTATTCTGGAGAGTCGATAACCCGCTACCGGAGGTTGCACTTGAAGTCGCTATCACGGTACCCGTAATTGATCCCGTAAGAACCTCGAGAGTAAGATTATCCGAAGGGGAACCTACTTTCACCATACTTAATAAAATAGACGCGCAACTATAGGATACACCTGCTGTAAATGATTGTCCGGTAGCCTGATTGGTAGCCGTACCTCCCTGTACAGTTCCTAATGTTGCTGTATTGGGGGCCACCAATTGTGAATCTGTGAAACCCTGATCGACAATGATCTTGGCGTTGGCGATCGCGTAACTGGATTTCGAGGTAGAGCTAACTGCTGAAATCTGATAATGTCTCCCAGTGGTAGGCGTAAAACCGAATGGCACGCGCGTTAAAGTGGTCCCCGTCGAACTGGTTCCGGCGCTTACAATAGTTACCTTGTCCGTCCACGACGCGAATGAACCGTTATCCTCCTGTAACGTGATCGTCGTGGTGTTCTTAGCACTCGTTTTCCAGACTGCTTCCACTGAAAAATATACCGCCCCTGTCCAATTCGCAGAAGTGTAAAGCCAGTATTTAGGATTAGTAACAGCCGCTGCTACCGTATTCGTTTTTGTGCCCGAATCTCCAGCAATTTCAATCTGCGTTTGAGTCTGAGTAATCGCTAGTTCGCTCTGTAGAACTATGATCCTAGCAGCGACAACTTTCTTCGTTGCTCCGGCGGTTGCGTCAATGAAAACCGTGTACTGCGTTTGACCCGACGGAGGACTAAACGATGCTGATCGAATTCGTGTAAACGCTGTCGTTAAGAGAGGAATCGTGCAGGTAGCATCATCAGTTGATGTTCCCGCCCTGCGCAGCGTTACGGTAAACGTTATGCTAACGGTTGAGTCCGCTACGATCTCGAAGTAATAGGTCGGCGCGGTTGAACTAGAATAGGCGTTCGTATCAAGCGTGACGGTTTCATTGGAGGTAGCTGACGCGCCGCCTGCCGCCGCCATACTATGGGTCATTATATTGATTTCTTGCCGAATCGCTTGATTAGCCATAATCTATAGTTGACGCGCGAATGACAGTTCGCGTGGCGGAGGAGCGTGGCTGCGCGATATATTCTGGATCGCGGGATAATTCCGGTTGCAAAATCCAGCCCGCTCCATTTTATCCATCCGGTTCCTTTAGATGATGAATTGGATCGACGCACCAATATTCAACACAGGTGTACTTGTTCTGCTCCAAAAACCATCGCCAGAAATGCGAGTCCACACCCTGATTTATGAAATCGCCTGCTGTTTCAAATTCAAACGCTTCGATCAATCTCCGGCTCCAAACCGAGCAACCGAGTCCTGAACAACACGGGACGATCTCCCCCCTTGCGGGATACGTGTGCGCGATCCAATCGCAATCTTTTCCGTAGCGTAACAATGCTTTCAACATGGTCGGTTCGATTATCACGTCGATCTCGACGTTGAACCACCATTTGTAATTATCGGCGAGAAACTTCTTTCGAACCACTTCCATTGACCGCGCCATGCGCTGTGCGGCATCTAGTCCAACGGAACTACTGATGTCCGTTGTATCGACGTGCGCCATCGGCATTTTATCTTTCCAGCGATTGTAACAATCTTCGGTCGCCGAATTGTCCACAACGAAAATGTCGAAGTTCGGATAATCAATCTTCCGCACCGCGTCGATCCATGCCTGATGCGCATATTCCTTCATCTCATAAGTCGGGCAACTTACGAGCACCTTTGGCGCGGCGAGTTGTTCGTTCCACCATTCAATCGACTTCCACGTCACGAAGTCCTCTCGGAAATCAGTGCCGCTATGGTCGATTTGATGTAGCTGCTTTGATCCTACGCGCCAAATCTCGTCGCGACCTTTCGGGACATCTGCCTCTGACACGTATTCCCAGAGACCATTTGAGGATACCACATCGAACCGTTCGTCTTTGAACGGGAGATCGGTTACGCTCGCGTTCAGGACGTAGCCCTGAGCGCAGGTGTTGGCTATTGCGTAGTCGCTGGAGTCAACGCCCCAAGCGTCGCAGCCTTTTTCTCGGAGCCGTTTGACGAGGTATCCGCATCCGGTGCCAATGTCCAATACCGATGAGCCTGCCCCGGACTCAGTAATAAGCCGATTAGCCCAGTATTCGCAATAGTCGTGACGGTGCACGCCACCGCAATCGCCCCAGACTTCATCGTAGTACTCGCGGGTAAAAACCACATCATTCGTTCCAATCACTCATTCCAGTCAAAATAATATGTGAGTATCTGTCCCGTGCCTGAAGGACAAATGACGCCGACACCGTTAGCCGTGCCGATGTTGATGCAAAAGCCTTCCTCGCCGAACGTCCAAATCACTCCAGAGCCAACTACAGCTCCAAGTTCCGCATATCGTATTGGTGAGCCAACTGCTCCATCCGCCGTGTGTCCAGCAAATCCTGTAGCTAGCGGAACAGGATCGTGCTCGGCATCCCATTGCACTTCGGTAAGACCCGCGCCGACGCCTGTCGCGTTGGTGAATCGAACTAGGGAGACATAAACGGCAGTTGAAGTCGTATTCCAAACCCCGCACTCGCGTAGGCGAAAACCCTTAGTGGAACTGGAAAATACGGATGCGACTGCTCTCAGGGAAGTCCCCGCTACTGTAGACAGACCTGCGACTGAGCAGCGCATGTTAGCTTACTCCGGCCAAGTGTTTCCTTAATGCCCATGATTCCCGTAATGATTTAGAGCGTTTTGCTGATGTCAGCATTGGATCAGCATGGAACCTTTCACTTGGGGCTCGTCGATTGTATATTCGATTGCCCACGTGCTCGGAGTTTTCGAATCGTTTGATCTGATTACAGTTCGCGCAAAGAAGAGCATAGAGATTGCGATTTTCTAGTATCTTCCTGCGAAAGGATGCCATGTGGGAACTTCCATATTCCCGTCGCTCCGAAGCGCCGTTTCCGTTTACGTGATCGATTTGCAGTGCTCGCCAATCCTCAGAGTATCTGCACTGAATACATTTTCCTCCCAAAGCCTCGATTAGCTTCTTACGTTGGCGCTGTCTCTGTTCGGCGCAAAACTCGCGATGACACATCCAACAATATCCGCTTAAGCCATCATCCCTAGCACGATTTCTAACAAAGTCGGAAACGGACTTCGTTGTTGAGCAGCGCGGACACCATTTTGATTGCATGGTTCCAGCATAGTTGTCTATGTCACAAACTGACAAGCAAAATCTCCTAACTTATTGTAACCGTTTCGGTTACGGTTAACGTGTCGCCGCTAACCACGCTCGCATCCGCGTTCAGCACGGTCTCGAACATCATGCTTCCCGCCGTGCCCGAGCCACTGTTGAAGATGCCCATCTTATGAATGGCTGGGAACGTTGCCGTAACCGCGAAAGCTTTTTGCAGCGTGAACGTGGCTGTGGCAAGCGTGTGCGCGTACGTCGCCTGCTGCCGGTTGCAGCCGCCGGTTGTAATCTCGCCAGTCAATGCCGTATCTGATGGCGAGGCCGCGCCTGAGTTTTCCGTTAGCGCCATGTAACGGGTCGGGCTTCCACCCGGCAAGATGACAAACGCACTGGTCGAAGCTGGCGTTGTTCCGATCACGGACGGTTCAGCCGGAGTCCACCATCCGTCAACCGTAGCGACGCTTGTTGTGTTTGAAATGATGTTCCCAAAAACCGGAGTTGTCGTGAGGTTAGTAATCGGGAACACAACCCGCATTCCTGCGAGTAAATTCGTCGTCCAAGGGGTCGCGGTTGCTGTAAACGTCGTTGCCGAAGAACCAGTTGCCGGTGAACCTTGACCGCCTGTGGCAACGAGTCCGCCAATCAAAGCTGCGATCTGGTCGCGCCCACCAGCAGATGCAGTGATGAGAACATTCGTGCTGACCCCCAAATCTTCGATGTCTCCGTTTCTCTTGACGATACAGGCGTGAACCATGTTCGGGCCGAGCGTGAGCGATTCGAGTACCTTGCGGCCACGACAGATTTGGATGGTGGCTGCATCGCGGGGATGCAAAATAACGTTTGGTTTACCAGTTTTGATGTTCATAATTATGCTTCTGTAACTTTGTCTCGGACGATCACGTCATCTTTTATCAGAGGTTCTGTGGTGTCCCCACTGCCATCAGCGGTTAACGTGAAATCCCAGTGATAATCGTTCTTCTTGATCGCCAATGTCGCTGCGTTTTCTATGGCCGGGATTGTCACTTGCCCTCCTGAAACGTCCGTAACCGTTGGATTAAGATCGTAGATGAGAACGCTGGAACCGGGATCATGCCTAATCTGAGCGTTTGGCGTGTATCCAGTGAGATCGAACGGGACCGTTTGTGCTTCGTCCGAATAACATTGAATAATGAATCCGGGCCAAGTGCTCCCACGAAAAATCTTGATCGTTGAATCATCAGCCATGTCATTGTCGTTTTAAGAGCGGTAAACCGAGTTGAACAGTTTACCGCTCTCTCTCATTTAATTAGCCTGGATACTGATCGTAAGCTCCTAGGCAATCGTGCAAGTCGATGTTAGCCGGGCAAGCCAAACTCAGGATGCCGTAACCAACCACAGGGTTGATCGGCTTGGAAGCGTCTGCGAACAGCGCCCTCCAGTAAATCATCGTCCCGTCCGGGTTACAAACGCGCTCCAAAATGTTGCGCGGCTCGAAGCTGCCCATCCAATCGTGCGGGTTGAAGTTCCAACCAGGTGCCGGATTCGTTACCGTGTTCACGGCCAAGCTTTGGTAGTTGTCCTGATGGAAGATGATCGACTCGATGTACGGTGCGGCGTCATAAGCGGGATTCCGCTCGTTCTTGACGCCTTTCGTGGTCGAACTCTGAACGAACGGCGCTACCTCGTGGTATGCGCCGCCGGAAAACGTGAACTTGCGCGGATACGGGTCAATCTCGTGAACAAACCCGCCGTAATTTCGGCGCTTGGTTGGAAGGCCTGGCATCAAGAGACCGTCAAGACCTTGCCCCATCAGCGCATACTGCTGATCGGATCGCAGCCCGGGATCGCCTCTGACGATGTTATCCGACTCTTCCGCTCCGGTAATTAATGTGAACACCGGCGCGCCCGTTCCTTCGTCGAGACCTTCGGAAAGGTCTCCGCCTTCACGCCATAGATCGGCATACAGCGATTTCAAAAGTTTCTGGCTGATCCGTGCGTCTGGAACATTCGTTACATTGTACGCCGTGGCGCTGTCCTGTTTCCCGTGGGCTTTGTTCAGGGTAAGTTTGTGACCTGCGAGCCGAACATATTCGCTGGTGTACCGGCTGGCCCAAGTCCATTCAGATACGTTGGAAAAACCGGACGTGATCTTGCTCAGGAACTCCGCGTACTGCCAATCGAATTGAATATCTCGGATACAGAAGTAATCCGAATCTATCGCCATGTGATCCGGCGCATAGTTCCGAGTGGTTTGACCGAACGAGACAGTATCAGTCGGCGGCAAACAGGCGTTAACCGTGTCTCCGTCGCTTTGCGCTATGGCAGCCCACACGCCGCCGTACGTGTCCGGCATCATACGCTCGAACGTGACCGCGCTAATGGTGACGCCCATTCCGTTCATCCATGCGCCCCTGGTCTTTGCCATGAGCCGGATGATTGGACGTTTTCGCGCCGCGCGTACGAAGATGCCCGGGCCGAAGCGACCTGTCTCCGCTAAAAGTAAATTTTCAACAACCTGACAGTTTGTTGGAGTTGAAGTTGTAGCCATTTTGTAAATCCTTTCCTGCGTGCAACGATGAACTGTTGCCGTTGGATACTGTCGTGCGTGTATCCAAACCGATTTACAAAACGCGGCCTCATTTTTGCGAGGCTGTCTTGCTGCTGAGCATCGCTTTTAGCAGAAACCAAGCGGCTTGCAACATTTATTTTTAAGAATTTTCTTTCTTTTTTTCTGGGATGCCTTAAACATCGTGGCGTGTTCACCCTTGGCACTGCGCGACCGATCCTCTGGCAATACGCCTCCAACGTCGCTTACGCCGATGCCACCGATGATGATCTTCTCAGTTTTGATTCCAAACTTGCGCAGGTACTCGAACGCTTTTTTAATCTCGGTACCTGGCGCGCAATGTGGAAACGTCCGTTGCTTACGATTTACGGAAACACATTGACGCTGCCGCGCGGATTCGATACGTGTCACGGAGTCGAAAATTCGTGCGGCTATCCGATGCCGATATATTCGCGGTTCCACGAGTTTGTTGCGCACGGTCCGTGTTTCCTCGAGAACACTTCCGCCACAAGTTGCCGTTATCCGAGTATCGGTTTAATTGACGAAGCTGCACAGACATTCATCGCACCGACAGGAACGTTCACACTTCGCGCTGTCGCAACCGAAGTATTAACCGATGGACTAAATTTCAACGGCGGCTTCGATCAGGACGGGAACGAATTGTTTGGTTCTATCACGCTAGATTTGGCAAATGGCACATCAGAAACAACGCAGCAATTCACGATTCTGCCAACGATCACCAAGCTAGTTACTTCAGACGCGGTCTCACTTTATTCTGTCGATACTACGACTTCGGATGCAACGCTGATCGCGGTTTACGCTCCCGGAGAAACCGTCCCGGCTTATCGACAATACATTGTCAATGGCGCGAATGATAGTGATGTTGTGCGCGCTCAATGCAAATTATCGTTCGTGCTCCCAAATGCCGATACGGATGTAATTGTGCCTTCAAACTTAGGCGCATTAAAGCTCGGATTGATGTCGATTCAGTTCGAGGATAAAAATGATCCTGTCCAGGCTGGTCTTTACATGGGGCCGAATTATCCGATGGATAATCCCGGCAAACCATACGGTGCGATTGATCTTCTTGACGGTGAAGCGGGAGAACTCAGGGAAGCCGAGATACCAATGTTCAACGTCTCAACGCAGTACGCTGCTGGCAACATTTATCAGGTAAAATAATGGCTTACACCGATAGGTTTTACGCCACGAGCGACGATGACGCGCAGTTCCCAAACGATCCGTTCAGGAAATACTTCGGAGGCGGTGCGCGCCCTTCGCCTACGCCGAAGCCGACTCCAACGCCGACGCAGGTGGCGATGCTCGGGCCCACGAAAGGATTGTTTTCCCCTGCGACTCCAACTCCAGCCACGGTTACGCCGCTTACCCAAAACGCAGCAAGTCGAGTAAACGCAAATGGCAGTCGCTACATCGCAGAAGGCGGCAGAGATTTAGGGCCGCAATATGACGATCAAGGTCGCGTCAATCCTCTTCCACGCGGGGCAGTTGGTGTTCAAGGAAGTCCGGGCGCAAACGACTTTAATGTCAGCTTGGGCTACGGATATGGATATTCCCAGAGTGGCGGGTCGCCTTCACGCGGCGGATTCGTTTCCGCTTCGCAGGAACAGGCTGTTACGGCGACCGCACCACGGATGACGCATACAGAAATGGCCGTTAACATTGCCCGACGCAATCTGGCCGCGCAATATCCTACGTCTAGTTTGGACGTTGGCGCGCAAGGCGGGCAGGCAGGAAGCCAATATTTCGCTTCCAATGAGACCAATCTCGCTGCGTCTGGTTCTGCTCTCCGCGCCGCGACTGCGTACCGCCCAACTCTAGAAACAGCAACGTTACCGGGCAAAGGCGCACTGGATATTGTTCCACCGGGAACACCGCTGATGTCTGTCAAAGGCATCGTCAATCCGTTTACGGGCCAGACATCGTATCAACCCATCAATCAAACTTCGCCATATCAAGGCCCGGCTAAATATCAGATCGAACAGGGCGCTACCGATTTCTATCGCAAACGGAACGAGGGATACGGTAGCGCATATCAATAATGGCCGGACGACGAACATGGCGCGACGAACTTTCGGCTGATCGCTACGATCAAGGTCAACTGGAAAGCCAAGCCCTTCGACAGCAGCTTTTGGAGCAACAGGTAGCGAATCTTCCTCTTTCGAGGGAGGAACAGCAGTTAAAGTTCACTCATGCCCAAAGCCAAGAGGCAAAAGCGCGGTACGATCTGAATAAGGAAATCGAGACTGACCGGCAAAGAACGGCATTTTACAATGGACTTCAAGAAGTCGAATCCTACCTGAACAATAATGGTGCGCCTATTGGCACACAGAAACACGCGGAAGCGTTTGCGGCTTATGCTCACGAATTTCCGCTTGCGCGTTCATCTGCGGATGTTCAGCAAATGCTCAAACTCCACGCTAATATCAATGACGATCAGGCAGCATTAACGCAGAGAATCGCAGCGCGACAGGCTGCTGCCCAGGCGGCGGCTCCGGGTCAGAAAGCCGAACTATCGTCAATTACCGAATCAGGCGAGCCCACGCTAAGATTTAAGAGCGCCGAAGTGCCGGAGGAGGCGATACTGCGGTACGGTAAGATGAAAGGTGACGTTGCCCAGAACGAAGCCCTTTTGCTGCACGACATCAAGCGGCAAGCAGAGGCAAACCAAACTCCAAACATTCCGTATAATCCTGCGTTTGATGAAAAGTCAGCAAAGATCGCTGGCGATTTGGCGGCGTCTAAAGCCGAACTAGGAATTCTTACTCAGAAACATCCCCAGTTAATTCAGTCGGCAGTACCAATGACTACGGCTCAAACTCAGCCAGCAGCGGACATTGTTGCTCCTGCGCCGAATGCACCAGAAATCACGCTACCTCCGGTGGAAGCAGCGCCAACTTCGCATCCAATGGAAGGCCAGACCGTTCGTAACAAGCAAAGTGGGAAAATTGGTGTAATCACCGATGGTCAGTTCGTTCCGAATGAGTAATTAAATGAGATGCCTGCTGATCCGAATGATTATGAAATTGTCGCTAACCCAAGTGATTTTGAGGTCGTAGCAGCACCAAAGCCTGTCGAAAGTCCAGCAGTCGCCTACGGTCAGCGAATGGGCGGTGGTGAAGTGAATCCGAAAGGAACGCAGCAACTCGGAGAATTACTTCGCGGTGCGGATTTAGCGACAATTCCCAGCGATGTCGCAGCGACACTAACCCCTCTCACCGCCGTCCCACACGCAATTAAGGAAGCATACGATGTGCTGCGAGGAGTTCCGGTTGAGCAAGCGGTTCCTGAAAGCCAGAAATTTGTAGGCGTCGAGACAAAGCCGCTGGAAGAACGGATCACGACTGGTGCGGACACCGCTATCCAACTCTTATTCGCCAAGGGAATCGCGGGCGGTCTGTCCGAGACGCTTGGATTCGCCGAGCGACCACCAATTTTACCAGAAACGGCAGCAGTACCAGAAGTTCAACCACAAGGAGGTGAGACAGGTGCCATACAAGAGCAAAAAGCAGCAGAGATACTTCAACGTCCACGCGGCGGAATTGGAGAGGCAGGGGGTAAACGTGGCGGAGTGGAACCAAGCGTCCAAGGGCCAGAAATTGCCGCTCCGGGCGCGGAAGAAGGGGCGATAGCAGAGAAACCAAAAGAAGCAGCAGCTCCTGTTGCGGTGGAACCAACGATTCCAAATAGTCCAACGAGCCTTAAAAATGCTGTAGTTGATCAGGAACGTGAAGCAAGAGGATTGCCGTCTGTAGTTCAACCGGCGCGCCAAGGATTTGGCGAACTGTGGGACAGGGTATCGCAAAAGATAGATCAAGACCCAAATTATCCAGATCAAGTCATTCAGTCGCTCAAAGATAATAAACGTGCAATGACGGCAGAGGAAGATGCCGCCTTGCTCCACCGTCAGGTTGATCTCCAAAATCAGTACGCAAAAACTAATCAGACGGTAATAGACGCGAAGGCTGCGGGTGACGATACAGCGTTGTCGGAAGCCAGTGCGCGATCCAAGGCGTTGTCCGATCAATTACTGGAAATTTACGATATTGGCAGGGCTGGTGGGCGCGAGACTGCGCTTGGGTTAAATGCCAGAAAACTTCTTTCAAACGAAGATTTTTCGTTGGGCAACATGATAACCCAAAAGCGCGCAGACCAAATGGGCGCGGAACTCACGCCGGAAGAAACCGCGCAAGTCACTAAGGCGCACGAAAACATAACCGCTAAACGCATCGCTTTGGACGCCTACGAAACATCTCCACGCGCTGAATCTTACCGCAAACAACTCCAGAAATGGAAGGATGAATACCAGCAGAGAACGACTGAGGGAGATTTCGCACCGACGGTTCGGCAACGGCTACTCCTCGATCCAGAGGGAATGAAAATTAAAGCCGACTTTGAAAGGTCTAAGGCCGATTGGCAGCGGTCACGAGTAGCCGATCAAGCGGCCAGCCGCACTCCAAGCCAGAAGTTTTGGGATAACTTCGTTGGCGTTGAGCGCGCAATGAAGCTGTCTTCTGACGTTGTTCTTGCCAAGTTGACCGCTGCCGCTGCCGTTCGCGAGGCCGGTCTTACCCCGGCGGAGCAGCTCGTTGGTAGTGTAACTCGTCAAATAATTCCCGGGATCGCCGCAAAAGCCCCAAGGTACGGTGGAGGATTCTCGCTCGATTCCGAGATAAATGCTAAACGTGAGATGTTCACCACGGGCATGAAAGATGCGTGGCAAAATCTCCAAATGAAGCAGACCGATCTGGACGAACTTTACAAGACTGGAAAGATCAAAGCGCCTGACGAATTTTATGATTACATGGGTTATCTACACGGGGCGCTTAAAGCACCGATCAAGAGGGCTGAGTTTGCGCGGTCATTAACCGAGAGGATGAAATGGGCAACGCAGCAAGGCCAAGACGTGAATAGTCAACCGGTGATGCGGCAGTTGTCCGAGCAGGCGTACGTGGACGCTAATCGTTCGATATTCTTGCAGGACAACATCGTCAGTAAATCAATGAATTTGCTTAACCGCTACCTGGAAACGCAAAAGATAGCTCCAAACCTCGGGCCTGCTCTCTCGCGGATAAACAGGTTCTTAGTGCCAATCGTGAAAATCCCAGTAAACATCGTAGGGGAAGTCGCGGAAGGCGTTCACGGTGTCGCCAGTGGCGGAACGCGCGCTGCGCTTGCTTATATGAAGGGAGTATCGACCCTAGAACCTGCACAAGCCGATCTGGTAATGCGCCAGATCAATAAGGGGCTGATCGGGAATGGTCTGATTCTTACCGGCTATCTTCTACGTAATCAGGTTGGCGGATTCTATCACGATCAAGATAAACGCAGTCCAGCAGATGTTCAGCCAGGACGGTACAGAATAGGCTCAGTTGATCTTCCAGCATCGGCTGGGCACTCCACGGGTGCGATGCTTCTCAACATTGGAGCTACCGTTGGAAGGGTCGCAGAAGAACAAATAAAGAAAACATCATCTCAGACCAAGGGCGCCACAGAAGGATTGCGCGCGGCTGGTGCAAGACTAGCGCATGAAGTTCCCTTTGTTCCAGCCGTCACCGGAATTGTGGATGCGATGGATTCCAAGGGAGGATTCCAGAAGTATGTAAACGGGATGATAACTAGCACCACAACGCCTGCTCTGCTTTCGCATATCGCCAAGATAGCTGACACGCCGGGAACGTTCCCCGCGAACGCTTTGCAAGAAGCTACAAGGCGCAAACCAACCACTCCGGTTGAGGCGTTGAAGATGGGCATTCCAGGGCTTCGACAGACGGTTCCAGAACCGAAGCCAAGAGGCGGCGGCGAAAGCGCGATAAGATCGTCTCGACAAAGGGAAAGTCGTTAGCCTTTTACGCGCTTTAATCGTGGATTCTTGCGCTTGGCCGATGCGCTAGCCTTGCGCGTGCTGCTTGCCAGAATCGCACCTGCTCTTTGCTTGGATACGCCCATGCGTTTCGCTATACGCGATTGAACTCTTGCAAAACCCGGATGTGATTTAGCCATTATGCTCCTCTCGCTACCGCCATTGCTTCGTTAAACCGTTTCTTCGCCAGCTCTGTTGGTGAAAGCTTCTCTTCACCGTTACCTCCGGGAGCTGCGCCCTGAGTTGTTCCTCCAGTTGGCTTTGCTGCTTTCAGTTTCGCGTTTTCGGTTGCCAACTTCTTAATCTCTTCCGTCAACGCCACACGAACCTCCTCCAATGCATCGTACGCGACGCCCTTTGCTATGGTGTCGGCTACGGTTTCGAGGCTTACACCTTCACCGTTGAATACCAATTTGGCTTTGGATTTCAGGCCGTCCGAGCGACCGTTCCAAGGATCGTTGCCCTCGAATTTGCGGTATGGAATGAGTTCGTTCTCATATCTCGACATGGTGGCGTTCCAAATTCTATCTTCTGCTTCCCTTCTTTGATTCAGAGCCGTTTCTTGCTGAAGTTTTTGAGCTTCAGCCATCTGAGTTGATTCTACTTTCCAATTTTCAAGTGACGCCGTTTTATGTCTCTGGATTGAATCGTATTGGGCAAGATACGGAGCCACAGCCGCGATCAGTTCCGGGTCAGCTCCGGCTTCTTTAAGTACTCTGATCCGCTGCGATCCGTTCGTTCGGGCAGCAAGATCGACAATGGCAGGATTGACTTCCGTGCCTTCGAAGTAGGCTTTTGCTCCGTCGAGCGATGCCATCTCTTCCGAAATGAATTGCTTGAATTTTGGAGATTCAGTGAACGCCAGCCGCTCAATGGTAGATTCAAGTTCCTTCGCCTTATCCTCGGCGGCCTTTGCCCGATTATGAGCAGCCTCAATTTCGGCCTTGGTCGAACCGTCTGACGTTTTGGATTCCAATTCAGCTATTCGTGTCAATTTCTCTTGGATAACTTTTTTGCTCTGCTCTTTCAGCTTTGCGAAACTGGCAACCGACTCGGCTTTGGCGGTCGCTGGAAGCGCCATCGCCTCAATCTCTGAAATGGCTTCGTCGATCTTTGGCTCAGATTTTTCGCCTGAAATCAATTCCTGCGGCAACGTCGCTTTCTTCGCAGGTGCGGCCTCCAGAGGAGTCTCTGGTTTTTCCGGTTTAGGTTCCTCTTTTGGAGCGGGTTTAGCTTCTGGTTCCGTAATTGGCTCGGCAGGCTTCGCTGCGGCCATTGCGTCATTGAATCGCTTCATGGAATCCTCTATCCCCTGAGGGAGAACAGGATTAGGAAGTTCGGTTTTAGTTTCGATAGGATGTTCTACGGTATCTGCTGGCATGTTAGTTTATTGGTTGATTGCAAAATCTGATTTTTTTACACCGAAGGTGGCTTCTTCTTCTGGCTCTTGGATCGGCAACGGCTCGCCACAACTTAGGAGCAACGTGATCACATCGTCGTGTTGCGCAATCCGGCTCAACCTTCGAACACTAACGATCTCCGGTGCATCGTCCATAGCGTCCACGGTTGGTTTCTCGTTTTGTACGGCTACTATGGCTTGCGCAAGAACGGTGGGTTGCGCTCCGTCACCGCGCAAAAGCTCGCGCATTGCACCTACCAACACTGGGTTTGAACGGAATTGTTCCACGGTCAAGCTGCCCCCTTGATTGCATCTTCAGTCAGGTCATCTTTCGTAACTTCCCATTTCATTAACCCCGGATATTCCTCCGTCAATTCAGAGACTTCCACGGCAAATAGGAAGCTTGCCCAACACATGATATGCCGGATACCATTCAAATCAGTCGCTTCAAAAAAATGTGCATCCGAGTGCGCCTTCTTACAGTAATCCACGTTAAATAGTGCTTCTCTTATGGTCACGCTGCCTCTTTTGCTTCCTTCGGCGTTTTGATCCTCGCACTTAATTCGCTTGGAACCGTTAACGCTTTGTTCCGCTGGTTGCGAATATCAGCTGCGGTTTTGGCCGCATCAAACTGAATGTCAGCCGCTTGTTTAACGGCTTTCTGTCGTATCCCATGAACGGTCTTCAACGCCTGATTCTGAATCTGACTTTGGGTTTTCTGTGTCGCCAGCGCCGTCTGTGTCTGAACGCTCTGGACCTTGGCCGAATCCAACGCGCTTAACGCCGTGGCTTGCTGTTGTTGTTGCATCTGCACCTGTTGTTGACGTATCGCATCGAACAGTTCCGCCCGCAACTTTCCATCGAACGCGGTGAGTTGCCTGAATTGATCCTGGAACAAACGTCCCTGATCTTTCCGCATTGGATCATTCTGCAACCGTGCTATGTGCGCCTCAACGTGTGGGATCATCACCTGCGAGTATTCGTAAGCGTCTTGGAGTTGCGCTGGATCAAGTTGTTGTCCGCCGTCGATTGCCTGCTGAATCGGACTTAGCGTATCCCCGGCGTCTCGAAGATGGGATGTCAGATGCACAACGTCATCCTGCCCCGTGGCGATAACAGGAGAACGACCTTCCTGAATCAACCCATTTTCAAGAGCAGCGATTGAATCGTCTTGGTCCGGGATATACTGGCGCGGCGCGTAACGATTCGTTTTCTCCGGGCCTTCGATCGTTGTTACCGCATCTTCCAACCAGTTCGATTTTCCCTGCTCTGGCAACATCGGAACAATCGCCATCATTTGTTGTTGTTTGAGGAGCGCCATTTGTGGACTGCCGTAACCGCTTTGACGATTCGCCCTTACGTATTCCATATCTGACAACGCTTGCTTTGGAACTCCATCGTCTCTCAATTCTTTCTGGAACCGTTTTGCTTCCTCATCTGAACTGGAAGGATCAGCCGCCCTTCGGAACATTTCCGAATAAAGCGTATCGAGATACTGATAGAAAAGCGTGATCTGCCCTTCGCTTAGCGTAGATTCTTTTGCAACCTGCTGATTCACCTGCGTCGCGGTCGGCATCTCGCCCTTTCCATCCTCGCGTGACAACGTCCTCTGATTGAACATCCCGATGTTGTTGGCCAGATGATTGGTCAACATCCGATCAACTTCGAGCACGCTCTCAGTTCCGCCCTGAACAGTAGTAGGCTTAAACTCCGCGCCGGTCGGGAGCCGAACTACGCTACCCCATACGGACAATTCTAATCTCTCACGTCCGCGTCCAGTCTGGGTTTGTAGAACAAGCGAACTATCCAGAAACGCCCTGTTCACAGCCTGACCTTTTAGACGATTGCTGACTTCCAGATGTTTGAACGCGCGCATCGCTATTCCGCGCACGGAATGGTACGTTCCGTCCCCAGTATTCTGGAAAAACACGATCAACGCTTGTTGAAAGTTGTCATAACAATTCGGATCGGAAAACAGGAATTGTTTGTCGCTCCCGGTGTCTGCGTTGTTCTGATTGCGCGGGACAACTTGGTGATCCGTGAAAATGAATTTGCTGATCTTGGCGTCCTCGCCGGGCTTGGCGAATTCCTGCACCAAGATGTGCGAACAATTGACAAGATCGGAATCGGTGAATGATGCCGTCAAATCGTTGTTTTTCAGGATGCGCTGGTAATATTCCCACGATTGCGCCCACCATTCGCTACCGTTTGGAACCAATCCTTTCATCCCGAATTTGATCGCGTTCTTGACCGCAGAAACATTCCATCCCGCTGCCGTTGCTGCTTCTTCGTCCTTTATCCTGTCCCAGAGTTCAACTATTCGGTACGGAACACGGATAATGATGAAAGGAATTCGTTCGTCTACGCAACTTGGCGATCCGCGCGGGAACAGAACGTTCGCGGTCTCGATTGCCCGGAATCGCCAGTCGCCGTCCCTGTCGAAATACGCAGGGCCAGGCCCGTGAAGTCGCATCCAATACGAGCATTGCTGAACGTTCCAGTTAAATTCGGGCCAACGTTTTAAGAGATTCGAGAAACAATAAGTGATCTTGGAACACCACGATTCGTGATCGGGATTGTCCGGCTGATATGCCGTCCGGCAATCAGCGTAGTACGGGACGTTGGCAAACAATGCAAAATACGGAACGGCGGAGGCATCCATGATCGCCTGACCTTCCATGAAATTCAGGTTGCACTCCCAGCCTCTGCCTTCCGATCGTCTTTTGGAATCGTTATAGGGCGGATTGCCGTCAACCAATCCTTTTACAATGGCGCGTTCCATCGAACGCTCGCTGTCTTCTTGCAGACACGTCCAGAGCAGTCGGCGCGCGTCGTGCCCGTTCTGGAGACGGGTATATGGACTTTTGCTCGTTTCCTCGTCGAGACCGAGCAAGCCTAAAGGCGGAATAATATCAAGGGAAGATGCCAAAGTATCGCCGCGCTTTTTACGACGTTATGCCCACCAATGCAAGGATTTCTTTCATCCTCATCCCCATGGAACAACTGCATACCTTGAACACCATGAACCGCATCCTTTTGCCTTTTGGTAGGGCGATCTTCCACCTCCAGTTACGTTGAAGTACGTTTGTCCGGTTCGTATTCTTTGAACAACGTCTCTCTTCACATTAAAGGATTTGGCAATCATGCCGCACGTCCGTTGGTCGCGAAAAATAGAAAGCGCCGCACGATCGCTTAGAACTGACCTTGGATGTTTTTGACCTCTCGGGTAATTTCCGATCAGTCTTCTATCGAGCATATTGTCGAGTTGGTTCCCAATTCTAAGATGCAGGGGATTCACGCATGAGGCTTCGTTGCACGAATGAATCACCATCATGCCGTCTGGAATTTTTCTTCCGTTAAACCACTCCCACGAATATCTGTGAGCGCCCATCCTGTTTCGAGACCACGCGAAAACTCCATAACCATCCTTATTTTTGGTGCCGCTCCATAGCCAACAGCCCGTAGGGGTTTTTACGGTTACCTTGCTTGCGAATAATTCATGCGGCTCAGTTGCCATGCGCATCTTTAACAGAGGTACGCCATTCCTGCAACTCTTTTATTTTCCAACAGTCCTGAACTTGTTCGTATTGTTTCTCGTGTTCTTCGGTAATTCCCTTGGCCAGATGTTCTATAGATACCCAAACGGCGGCCTCGTTGCTGCACGCGCAAATCCCACATGCCTTCAGAAGATGATCGTACGGCGTTTTGCGCGCACCTTTTAGGCTTATCACCACGTTGGCAATTTGATGACACGCTTTGCATCCGGGGACGTTCACGTTAGCGAAGCACCGCGAACAAATCAGCGCGCGTTCATCTGCGACTTCCTGAGAAACTATTGCATCTGGACTTGCCAACATAGAGGCCGCCACCCCCGTACCACGGATGAAATCTAGCATAGTAAATCGCGTGGTATTGATGAACGATTCAGGCTTGCCACCCTCGCACCATTCGCCCGAGAGCGTCCGACAACATTGATCCTCAGCAATCTCGCGCCAGTTTTCAGGGAGTGCATAGCCGTTGTCGATTGCGTGTTTATAGATTTGCGCGAACCAATCCTGCTTGGAGAACGCGCTTATCATTACCCCGTCCTCTGGAAATCGGTAACGGAATTTATCCGGCGGCGTGGTATTCGTTTCCTTGAATTTCAACATCAGACAAACGAATAACTTTCCAGATAATTTCGTTGATCGAATTCGTCTTCTTGTTGCGGACGATATTCTTCCTCCACCGCTATGCCAAAGTCTGCCGGGGTCGCGCCTTGCTGGCGGCAGAATTCAATTCCTATTGCCAAGCTATCAAAATCGTCCGGGCTGAACCCGAGACGTTGTTTGAACCCTCGCACCGGCCGCCCTTTTTCGTCCGTGCGTCCTTTTGAACCCGTCTTCGGTTCAGCGCACCATTTCCCGTTCCGGTAAAATGTACGGCGCGAACACGCCTGGAACGCTGCATCATGTGATAATCCACGAAGCCCGTCGGACAACGCGAATTCTCTGACATTAAAACAAAGCTCGCTAGCGCGCGTGTCGTATGCTTCCTTCGCTGTTTTCCCGGACGTATCAACCGGAAGCTCGCTCGGGGCACCGCCCGATTCGATTCCGGTAACGTAACCCCACTCCCTGTCGAAGATAGATTTTAACCCACCGCCTTCTCCGCTGGCGTCCAACGCGAATTCTCTCGGTTTAATTCCACGCTTTTCGCATTCCACCTTGCAGAAATCCACGATCTGATAATGGAGCGGTCGTTCGGATTTAGCGTCAATCGGAACCATCTCAACTTCACGAGCTTCGATTATCCAACGCAGTCTTCCTCTGTCGTCCTCCGTTTGGCCGTAATGGATAAATGTCAATTTTGCCTTGTCGCCACCGCCAAACGCAGGATCAAGCGCGGCGCATTTCCTAAATCCCTGTGTCCATACAGCTTTATCCTTGCAATGGAACGTGATTAGGATCGCGTCATCAAGAAGAGTAGATTCCAAACCCATCGGTGGTGGCCAGCCGATGGCTTGGCTCCAAAAACCGGGGTCGTTCAGGTTGCCACGGACAGATTTGAGATGGTTGTCCACCCAATCTTTATTTATCAGCCACGGCAACCGTTTCTTTTCTTCCGGTGATTTATCTGCCGGACTTTTGCGGCCATCGAAAAATTGGCACAATCCATTCCCTGCCAGCGGACCGCCGAGCGTTTCCCATTGTTCGGTCTCGGCGCGGGTTACACTATCCCATCCGTTCACCGGCTCGCTCTCCCGCACGAGCGGACTGTGAATCGTGTCCGGGTTTCCCATCATCAGGAAATCGAATCGAGGATTTTTCGCCATATTGTTCGTGGCGCGCAAAATCGCTTCACGAATTCCCTGCCCCTCGTCGATTATCAGGAGAACACGCTGGGTATGGATGCCGATTAGGTTGTTGACGACCTCCTCAATCGGCCCCTCTTCCACGGCCATTCCGAATACCCCATTTTTATCGTCGCCCGCGCGCCACCGTATCCGAGTGGATGAATCGAGAAGTTCCCCGGTGTACTGCATCACATCGTTAACTGCCTTGGGCAATGCCTGATGATAATGGGTGACGTACGACCAGATGCGCATCCTGAGCATCTTCATCGTGGTCGAACAGAATATCACCGCAGTTTGAAACGGCGCTTGTAGCCAGTATTCCAGACCGAATACGCCAGCGTCTACAGTCTTGCCGCTCGCGGCCGGGCCGATCCATGTCGTCCAATGATGTGAACAGATTCCCTCCAATCGCCGGTCGTTCCATGTGTGCCACTGATATTCAGGCCAGAAAAATTTGATCCGCTCTTTCCGGTGATAGAACGCGCCTTTTCCGACATCATGATAGGCACAGAACTGATGCCGCGTTATCAAGGGAATGTCGCGCTGCTTCCATTCCTTAGCTTTTTGCGTCCAGTCTATGCCGAACTGAATATCGCGGCCAGCTCTCATTCGATTTCGGTGAGAAAGCGAGAATTGTTGTAGAAAAAACTTAGACCCCTAAGCTTCCTGTTTATAAATACGGGATGATCCAAAAATTCAATCCAGCCAAAATCTTCCAACTGCTTGCGGAGGGAAGGGTCTTCTCTTAGCATTTCCTTTGCAAAATCTAATGAGACTTCGAGGATGCAATCTCCATGTAAAGGAACGTCGTTTGAGGCATCAAGAGACTCTGCCGCCGCGAACAGGACGTGCATAAATGGATGTGTAAATTCCTCGCTTATTTTATCGAAAGATTTCGCTCTCATATCCGGTCAACCATAACCTTGTCGTCCACAAATGGAAAGAAGCGAGCGAGCCTATCCGGGAAATGCCTGTGCTGTTGCAATGCCTTCCATTGATTTACAAGCCCCGTGTAGCCGTAAAATTTCTCCTTGAATTCGGCTTGCTTGCACAGCGTGTAGGCGTAATGATCGAATGTTAATCCGTGTCTGCGCGCTTCGTTGCGTTCCATTGTTCGGCCCTTCAGGCCACGGAGAACCGGAGGTTCATGTGAGGTAAATTGCATACCAGGTTCGAAGCGCCATGCGCGTAACCATTCGTAATTTTTATTACCCCAGCAATGTTCACCTACGCAGATCAAGTTTTTCCCGACGAAACATCGGCACGGCATCTTGATTGCTCCGAGTTCCGACTCGCATTCGAAAAGCGAGACAATTTTTTCGATGTTTCCCGGTGTATGAATTTCGTCTACGTCGATTTCCATTAGCACGCACGGTTTCTCAATATATTCCAACGCTGCGTTCACCATTTCATCCTTGGATTTCCAATCTTTGCGACGGATGAGCGAAGCGTAATACCCTAGCGAATTAAGATACTCGGTTGTTCCGTCATCGCTTAATCGTGGCTCCTGTGGTTGGCACCATCCCGTTGATCCGTTGTTTTGCGCCGTCCCTTCAACCACGATCCAACGCCAATCGCACGACAATTTCTTGAAGATCGAGAGATGCCATGTTGCGAACGGCATCGCGTCCAGCATTAACGTGAAGATCGCTAGTTTCAAATGATCTCTAAGCTTTGTGGGAAATCTTTACTTGGTTTCAATTCGATCTCGCCTCTACGAAATAACTCACTATCCGAAACATTTCGAAAATGTTCCGAAAGCTTTTCAAAAGCGTCGTCGATATTATAGGCCTCAAATTCAACATCGGCTTTTAGTCTAAATATCGTGTCTTGATCGCCTCCATAACAACAGATTCCAAAATCACCCTGCGCAGTCCCATCATCCTGTGATGTCCGTCAATTCCAATCTCGCTCCTATTTCGGATTCGTGAGAAGATGTACAGCACGAAGTTTCATTATGGTTTTAGAATATCTATTTCGATCTTTCTCTCTTTCTCGTCGTTCAGATATATCGAATCATTCATCGCGACCTTGAATTCGTATCGTTTCCAGCCACTTTCGAATTTTACTCTCATCCGAAGTAAAAAGACGGGACGCCGAAAGAAATCAATGAGTTTACTCACAAAAGAATCTGCTCCAGAAAGATGGAATCGTAGTCGGTGTGTACCCCTCGTTTGTGTAAACTTCAACTTCCTCCACAAGGCCGCCCAAGAACGGGACTTGGAGTTTCTTTTCTATTTTGGCTCCCGCTAAAAACCTGTCAACATCTTCCGGGACAGTTAATTTCACCCTATTTCCTACGGTAATCAGCTTCTCTTTGTTCGAGAATGCATCGCCCTTAAGTAGGTGGATGGGATATGATACTGTTTCCACTTCACTTTCGTCTTTCGTAGGAATCGGTGACAATGTAGACAAAAACCCCAAGGCAGACCATGGCAAAAGCTAGGACACGTTGTACCGGAGTGCCAACGACAATAGCGAACAGTGCAACACTATAAGGAAAAATTATCAGGAAGAATGTCTTAATCATGCCGACTGACTCCACAGTTGCTCGTTCCATTGACCTTCAAACGAATTTTCGATTTCAGGCGTTGCCCAGTGCGATTGGTGTTCTTCGTGCGTTATCACGTCTGGGATTTCAACCGGAGCGAAGTCATATTTAAGGTTTTCCATAGTTGTGGGGATGCGAAGCTGTTTACGCATCCAACGCGCCATTATTAAATCCGGTTTTTGCGCGCTCCAGTACGGATTAGGAACCCTGTCCAGATGATCTTTGAGCCAATCCCTGCGAAACCAGAATATCTCGCGCCCGATATGAACAGGATCGCGTGGGCGACGGGAACAACCAAAGTTCCACTTGCCCGCGTGCTGGCGAATCTTGTCTAAGGAACCGTTTAGAAATGCGACATCATCATTCGTGAAAACGATCACATCCTTCCCGGTTTCGAGACCTTTTCCCAAAAAATCTCTCATTTTTGGATGGCGCGCTTTGACGTAAATAAAATCGGACAAATGCGTTTCCATTGCGCGTTTATGCCTGTTACTCGACGGATCGTAGGAATTGACGACCACGGCAAGAGACTTCACTTCACACGATATTTGCCGCTTCGCCGCTTCCACTACTGCCGTTAAATCTTTACCAATCTCAGAGCGTGTCCACGAAGCGACCACCTGCGGCGGAGGAACAGCACCAAGCCATCCGTCATTCAAGATTGCAATCACCGGGCAGTTGCTCGCGCGTGCGAGGTGAAGATGAACCGTGTCCACCGTTACGAGGCAATCAGCAAGTTCGTAAAGTCCAAGAAGATCAATAATGCTGTCGGCTCTAACGTTGTCCATGTCGATCACGTCCACGTCCAATCCGCGAATCATAGCGATTAATTTATTAGCGTGTTTGAACGGTGTAGAAATGTTGGTCGTTGATACTAAAACGAGAGGGCGCTTATAGTCCGGTACGTGTCGCCGAACTAATTCGTCCTCTTCCGTTAAGTCCCGCCTGTCGAAAATCAACGGCCACTTCCCGTATTCATCGAGATACCCGCACAATCGCCATTCCTCTTTGCAGAACGAGTCCGTCATCCTTCGTTTGTCTGAGTTGCGATTGCACTGGCCGACGAGAAGATTCGATGACGTTCTCCATCCGTACTCCATCGCTTGAAGAAGAGTCTCTGGGCTTCCGTGCCATTCACGGGGCGTTACGTACGAACAGCGGCTTAATGTTTTCTCAAAATCGTGGCCAACGATCCATTCCACTTTGCCTTTCTTCGACAGATGATAGGCGAGAGGAAGCAGATTGATGATGTCCCCGTGACGCCCAAGGAGTAGGATCGTATTCGTCACGCCTTAGAGGCTTCGTATTTGCGCAGCGCTTCCAATCGCTGCTCTTTCGTGGCTGAACGCCTACGTTTGATACGCCGCTTGCGCGGTTGCCATTTCTGTTGTGCTTTCTTTTCGTATTCCGCGAGTTGTTCCCCGTATGGCGTTAACGGAGATGACTGGACGGATGTTTCATGCTCATTGGTCCCACACACAACAGAGGTCACAGGTTCTCCCTGTGCACCATGTCCGCCAGCCATCAGCTCCCCCCGGAGCATATCAATCAAAGTACCATCCTTATTCCGATGAAAAAACGCCGTCTCGGGTTCGAGAAGGTGTCTATCGCCCGGGAACGTCGGAGCCTGATTCTCACGCGCCCAATAGACGTGCTGAAATAGTTTAGAGAAATGAACTTGATTCATTACCTCCATTGCCCCAGCCATATCAAACGCGACTTCGGAACCGTTAGGATATTCTAGCGCCTTCACGAGTGACGGTGCCAGTTGAACCGCATTATCGGGATACACGCCTGAACCGTTCATACGTTCGCGTCCGTTGATGTTGACGTACGCTCCCATGAAATCTTTGCCGCATGATTGATATTCCTTCTCTATAAGATCAAACGCATCTGGTTTCGTCGGAATGCAGTCCGGCTCACAAAATAGCCACGCGCCTTTCTTTTGGAGATAAAAATGCCACGCGGCCTGTCGGAACATGGAGTTCGGCCCGCGCGCGTCCCTGAATTGATCGTCACTCTTCCAATCGCTTGTTATTCCTTCGGCATCTTGAATTTCGTGTACGAATTTGAAAGCTTTCTTTGCGGCTTCCGTTGTGCGACTGGAATTCATTCCCTTGAATGGGAGCAGCCACAAAACGTGACGCTCTTGGATGCCGCAGAATTCCGCTACCCACTCTATCCAATCGACCGCTTGATCGTAATCGTATAATGAAAACGGAAGGACAACGTTCATTTTAACGGCAAGCAGGACGGCAGTGCGAGACATTCAGGTTGGAATGTTGGGCGTGAACGACCCACAAGGCGCGCTGCCGTCGTGTTTAACGTTTTCTTCTTCATTCCAACCTGTGAATCTTAAACGGATAATCTGTCGTTGCACATTTGGCAACAACAATTATTATCGTCCACGAAATGCCCGGTCTTCGTAACCCGCCCCCGGAACAGCCGGTACGCACTTATCCGACGCCAGACATTACCGATCAGGTTCTTCTTGAATGGGTAACGTCAGAGACGGCATCAGCCACTCCTCTCGAACCGGGATCGGATCATCCTAACCAGCGCGAGTTTGCCGGATTCAAGCTCGGTAAACAGGAGGTTAACCCGCGCGATCCGTTCTGGTTTATCAGGTACTGGGTAATCGACCAGCCTGACCCGGATTTTTACAATTACTCGATCAAATACTCGTCGGAAAGTAACGCGCATCAAATCCTGATCCGCGCTTACCGGGAGCTGAAAGACGGGTATGTGCCACGGACAAAAGGAACGGCGCTCGACGATTTCCCGGGCGCAATTCTTGTCAGCGAAGAAGCGCAACAGTTCCCTCAGACCAGCGAGTATTTTGCCAACTATTTCAACGTCATTCGTGTGTACGAGACGTTGCCTGGGCCGATCCTGACTTCGACGGAATTCGAGAGGGACGGGATCAAAAAGGTCGTCACCAAACAGCGGATGCTGGCGACGGTCGTGGTTACAGAAGAAGACCTTACCGGCGGCATTCTGACCCACAGATACGAGGAAGCTGTAGACTCCGTTGTCTCCAACCAAGTTGTCGAGACGATCACGGTAGATAGCGAAAGCTTGCTGGATGATCCCGAGTTCTCGGTCTCAATCCCAAACGTTATCCCGGAGATATTCCGGGCTCTGATTCCTACCCGAACGGAAGGTCATATCGTTCCGGGTGAAGCCACCGCGCCTACTCTCGGGTTTGGAGAGTTCGAGCGGTCGGAACGCCAACTCCATCCGCTCTACAAAGAAGTTCGATTTACGGTTCTAGATAGCGTTGCTCTCCCATACACGATTTCCGGCCTGAAAGAGACCGATGCCGATAAACAGGTCGTCGATATTTCGATGACGTTGGAGCTGGACACGGCCACTCCGAGCCTTCCCGATGCTACGACCGATGTTGAATTCAAGAAGCTCGGGAACGGAATGGCCGTGGAAATCATTCGGACGGTACCGGAGGTTTTCCCTCGCGACAGCTACACCAAGAGCATTCTCAACCTTATCCCGGAAAAACTCCGGGCAACGATTCCAACTTTCGAGAGTACTATTGACGAGCCAGGGGCACCGTCCGTCGATCCGATCCTTCTTACGGGCGAGTTATCCAGAACCGAATCGCGGCTAACCGAATTCACCAAGCGAACGCGGATTACAAGTCTCGGTGCGATTTCCGTCCCCGTCAGCATATCGGCGACCGAGACGCGCCCGGATAAACAGGTCGCCACAACGACGTGGACTCTGGAATTGGTCGGGACTTCGATTGTCACGCCTACATCCACGCTGGACGTGGCCGTGGAAGATTTGGGGAACGGGTACGAAGTACAGACAGTCACGACCGTCCCGGAGGTCTTCAAAGCTGGCAGTTACACCAAGACAATCCTGAATCTGATCCCTCCTGAACTCCGGGCAACAGTTCCAACGACAGAGACAGACGAAACCAGTGATGGTATCGCCTCCACCGATCCCACGTTGCTTTCGGGCGAGCTGTCCAGGAATGAGGAGCAAGTCAACGAGTTCACGAAGCGGGTTCGAATAACGAGTCTTGGTGCAATCACGGTTCCGATCTCTATCACGGCGTTAGAGACTGATCGTGACAAGCAAATTGTATCAATCGTTTACACTTTGGAGCTGGTAGGAACAAACGCAGTTGTTCCCACCGCCTTAATAGATGTAGAGGTCAAGGATTTAGGTAACGGGTACGAGGTCGTCACCACACGGACAATTCCAACCGTATTCGATCCTCACACGTATACCAAGAGCATCCTGAACCTCATTCCTGAGCGGTTGCGTGCAACCGTAGCTACGGTCGAGGCGGATGACACCTCCATTGGAACAGCTTCCACCAATCCCACTCTGCTGACCGGAGAGCTTTCTAGGAGCGAGACCCAAGTGTCCGAGTTCGTAATGCGGATTCGGACAACGAGCCTTGGCGATATTACCGTGCCGGTCTCGATTTCAGAGACCAAGACCAGACCCGACAAACAGATCGAGACGATTGTTTATACATTGGAATTGGTCGGGACATCGGTTGCAACGCCGAATTCCACCACGGATGTCGCAGTTGAAGATTTAGGCAATGGCTACGAAGTCCAGACTGTTGCCACCGTGCCCGAAGTATTCAAGGCGGGAAGTTATACAAAGACGGTTCTCAACCTTATTCCGCCTGAGTTGCGCGCGGCGGTTCCGACAACGGAAACAGATGAGACCAGCGTGGGAACGGCTTCCGCTGATCCTACATTATTGACAGGCGAACTCTCCCGAAATGAAGAGCAGGTAAACGAATTCACCAAGCGCGTACGGATTACCAGCTTAGGAGCGATCACCGTTCCGGTTTCAATCACCGCTTTGGAGACGGATAAAGATAAGCAGATCGTCTCAATAGTTTACACACTGGAAAATGTCGGCACCAACGCGGTTGTCCCAACGGCGCTAATAGATGTCGAGGTCAAAGACCTTGGGAATGGCTATGAAGTTGCAACCACGCGTACGATCCCCACTGTATTTGATCCGCATACTTACAGCAAAAGTATACTCAACCTGATCCCGGAAAGGCTGCGCGCTACGGTGGCTACGGTCGAAGCCGATGATACTTCGATTGGAACGGCATCGACTGATCCTACGCTCCTGACTGGGGAACTCTCCCGTAGCGAAACGCAGGTCTCGGAATTCGTCATGCGAATTCGTACCACGAGTTTGGGCGACATTACCGTTCCCGTATCGGTTTCCCGAACGGAGACTACTAGGGATAAACAGGTAGCAACGATTGTTGATACTCTCGAATTGACGGGGACATCTAGCGCGACGCCCAGTTCGATTCAGGATGTTGACGTGATTGATCTCGGGAACGGGTATGAGGTCGAGACGGTTACGATGGTTCCTGACGTATTCGTTTCTGGCAGCTACACCAAGACCGTCGAGAACCTGATCCCGGCGGAACTGCGCGCGGCGGTTCCTACCGTCGAGACAGATGAAACCAGTGCGGGCACGGCTTCTACTGATCCAACGCTGCTGACCGGCGAACTGTCGCGTAACGAAGAACAGGTCAATGAATTTACGATGCGAGTCAGGATACGCAGTCTTGGCTCCATATCAGTCCCCGTAAGCATCACCGCGCTGGAGACGAATCAGGACAAACAAATCGTTTCCATTGTTTATACGCTTGAGCTGGTAGGAACGAACGCCGTTGTCCCGACAGCGTTGATAGACGTTGCGGTTAAAGATTTGGGGAACGGCTATGAGGTCGCCACAATCCGCACGATAGATTCGGTGTTCCCCGCTAACACCTATTCCAAGAGCATACTCAACCTTATCCCGCCTGAGTTCCGAGCAGTTGTTCCCACGGTTGAGAGCGATGTTACCAGCGAGGGAACGGCGTCCACCGACCCGACGTTGTTAACGGGCGAGCTGTCGCGTTCCGAGACCCAAGTTAGCGAGTTCGTAATGCGGGTTCGCACCACGAGCTTTGGCAATGTGGTTCTTCCGATAACACTCACGGGCGGCGAAAAAATTGTGGAGAAATTTGGGTTACAACTGGTCGCCGACGAAGTAATCACCCTAGCCTACTCTGGCACAACCAGTATTCCAACCGGTTCATTGGTCATTGACGCAGCGATCAAAGAGATCGGTGCTGGCATGGAAATTCTTACGACATTGGTCGTGGCTGATGCTGCATGGCCGATTATACCAAGCCGTTTGTGGGATGAAAACATGCGGGTTGAGTATGACGAGACCAATCAAATCGTAGCTGTCGGGAGCGCAGAAGACCCTGATCCCGGCGGAGTATTTGCGTGGACATCGGAAGTAAGAGGGATAGACCAATGGCACGCGCGCAAGACGAACGTTAACAAGCCTAGTCCTCCCTATACGAATTCGACGACTGCGCTTGTCACTTATGACTTTAGGCCTTTTAAGTTCCCCGGGACAGTAGACGTGATCCTTGCTTATAATTCGGGTGCGGTGTTGGGGAATAGGGAAACCAAAGCTGAATTGGTGTTACACACGATCAGAACATGGTGGCAGAAAAGTGCTACTACACCTACGGTAACGTTCGATGAGATCATCACGGATTCGGTTACGATCACAACCGCTGGTTTGACCACCAATAGGACGTTTCAAGACGTGTTGCATGATGGCTTTTACGCGCAATGGCTGTATGCCACCGAATTTTTCCCTGCAACGACACCGAGTTTCACTGAGTACTATAAAGGAACAGATGCCGGAACGTTCACCAATCACAATCAGATTGTAGCTTATACGATAGGCACGGGATACACGGTTGGAGACAATCTTACGATTGGATTAGCGAGCATTCAGATTACGGGAGTTGGAATAGCAGGTTCAATTTTCAATTTTAATGTAACCGATGAGGGGGTAGGAGGAACCTATTTAAACCCCGTCACAGCTACCGGCGGAACCGGGACCGGGGCTACATTCAACGTTACCGCGTACACCGTTCCTGATTACGTTCCGGGATCGCAATGGATAGGCACAGAGCGCATCGTTCACGCGTCGGTGACACCGGAGCGCGAGAAAGACATTTGGAGAATCTCAACCGAGTCTGTGACAATGCGATGACGGTCGAGGAAAGAATAACAAGACTAGAGAATCACGTTCGCAACTTCAAGGTCGTTGTTGCTGGCGGCGGCGATGTGCTTGGGGGTTTTGGTCATTTGCCGTTGGCCGATACGACGCAGGAACGATTAGATAACCTTGAAAAAGCAACGGCCAACTTCAAGCTAGAAGGAAGCGGTGTTCCGGTGTCGGGCAACTTCGATCACGGTTTCGTGATAGGCTAGTCATGGATTTAGAAGATAACATCGAGACCACACGCCGTGTTCGGCGATTAGAGGAACGTTTTAAACGCCTAAATATCCTAGGAGGTTCAGGAGTGCAGGTCGAGGGAGATGTTACGAAAGGCTACGCGGTTGATACGAGCCAATTAGGAGCAGAAGCAATTGTAGAAATTATTGGCGGAATACTTATTGGAGCTTGTTGTATAGGGGAAGCATGCAGTTTGACAACCGAATCAGATTGTATTGCTTCCGGGGGGGCCTTCTTAGGCGCTGGGACAGTTTGCAGTCCGAATCCTTGCCTTGTTGTGTTGCCTTCGTGTTCAACATGTTACTTTACTAACTCCTGCTTTGGCGACGGTAAACGTTGGCTGACGAAAACCTGTGTGACAAGTAGATATGCAATCGGTAATTTTGATTATGACGGTGACACGCAATGGGAGCAAGGTACCTTCTCTCAAACTCGTTCCTATGTGCCTGGTAGTTGCACCGAAGACAACAGTGGATGTGAAGGTTCCGGTCATATTCACATGCCGTTTATAGGTCCACCATATAATGAACCAGGTGGGGATTGTGATTATTCAGGCTGCGCCCCGCCGGTGGGATGCGTGATAGAGGGTTACGGAGAGATTTCGTTAGGGCGCGGAACGTCTGATGCGTGCGTTGATCTAGGACCAGGTTGCGACATCGGTGACTTTTATTGTGCAAGCTGTGGCGGTGGCATAACAAGTTGCTCTTCAGATTTTCAGGAATCCTATTATACGGTGGCTTGGCCTTGCTGCGACGGAAGTTGTGCCAACACAAGTGGATACGTTATTTATGATGTCTACTACTCAGACGAATGCTCGCCATGAAAAAAGGTGACGCCATAGCCTTAGTCGCTCAGCCAATCGCCAGAGTTGCTGATGCGCTCTGGGGAACGGATTTGCAAAATTGTCCAGGTTGCAGTAAAACGAAAACTAACTTGAACAACGGCATGTCGCTTGCGGACGCTTTTTACGACCGATTCTGGTCGCAGAAACCAAAGAAAACCAAACAGAAAGAAAAATAACATATGGACTATGTAGTAACTAAAAGTCAGCAGATCGCTGTAACAGCAGAATCTCCAGATGAAGCCATTACCAAGGTAATGACCGGCGCGGAAGGAAATCCGATCTCAGCCAATTACTCAGCACAACCTAGGCCGCAAGCTCCTGCGCAGAGGCTCGTGCCGCAGCCGGGAATGCCAGCAATGCCGGTGCCTACGGTGCAACGGTAATTCCTTGACACCACAGCAACAATGAATTATCGCTCGCCGACCAAATGATCGTTCCCGGTACGCTTAACCTCACGATGACGCGGGGTTGCACGTTTGAATCGTTCACCCTGCAAATGACGGATGTGAACGGTGATCCTGTCGATCTCACTGGGTTTACGACGAACGCTGAAGTCAGAGTTGCCTCGGGAACGACAGTCATAATCAATCTCTCCCCGTCGATCACGGACGCCGCTAACGGGATCATCACGATCCCGGAGATTAACGATGAGACCACGCTGACTTACACGGCCGCAACATATCTGTGGGATTTGTTATTGGAAGAGACCGCCCCTGACAATATGCAACGGATTTTGGCTGGACGCTTCGACATAATAAACAAAATCACGCTCTCGACCTGATATGCCAATAGACGACATAGTATCCGTAAACGTCACCACGCCGGAAGGCATCCAGAACGTTATTGTTCAGGGAAACGTCGGAGGCACTGGACCAACTGGACCAACCGGGCCTACCGGGCCAACGGGGCCAGCTGGAGCAGATGGATTAAACACTCAAGCGGTTTACGTCAACTACCTGTTCTCAACGACGACAACGGATTCCGACCCGGGCAATGGCAATCTTCGTCTGAACAACGCCACGCAATTATCGTCGACGGTTATCCGCGCCGATTTGATTGACGTTAACTCGCAGACCGTGACTGCGGTGTTGGATAACCTCGATGCGAGCACTAGTACCGTCAAAGGTTACATTAGGCTGTATAAAACTGATGATCCTACCAAGTGGATAGAGTTCACCCTATCTTCGCGAGCGTCTCCGAGCGGTTACAGAAATCTTACGGTAACTGAGGTTGCCGGTAGCGGGAGCAATCCCTTTGCTAATCTCGACCCGGTAACGCTGGTATTTTCGCGCACAGGCGACGCAGGCGTAGGCGCGACAGGCCCAACGGGCGGCACCGGTGGAACGGGTGGAACAGGTGGAACGGGCCCGGCTGGCGCGACGGGACCAACCGGAGGAACCGGAGGTACCGGAGGAACTGGAGGCACGGGTGGAACCGGAGGAACAGGCGGGGCTGGTCCAACTGGGCCAACCGGGCCAATGGCTGCGTCCGGTGCGGATGTTAGCAATTCTGCGACTCAAAGCATATCCGCGAGCACGGATACGGCGCTCACGTTCGACACTGAAACGACTGATACAGACGGTTATCATTCGATTGTTTCTGCAACATCCAAGCTAACCGTCCCAACTGGTCAGGGTAACGCTTTCTTTACGATCACAGGCTGGTTCACGTTTGCGGCGTCGGTTGGCGGAACCGAGCGCACCGCAAAGATCAGGCTCAACGGAACCACGATAATTGCCGAGCAGACTGAGCAAGGATTGGTCAATGCCAATCTGGACATGAACATTGCCAAGGTAATCAAGCTCGCCGACGGCGATTACGTCGAGCTAGTTGCCTTCCAGGACAGCGTAGGTTCTATCAATGTTCAGACCGGTGCTTCATTTTCGATAGCGCGCGAGGGTGGCCCTATCGGAGCCACGGGACCGACCGGCGGTACCGGGGGTACTGGTGGTACCGGACCAGCAGGCGGCGGAACTTTGTCGCAGGTCAGCGGATCGGATTTTACTACGAGCAGTACTACGCTTGTGGATATTACGGGATTAACCTTTGCGGCATCTGCTAACACCAAATACGAAGTGGACGTTTTGTTGACTGTTCAAAGCAGCACCTCGGCGGGATTAAAGCCATCTATCGCATTTAGCGCGGCTGGCGCTACCGGGCAGTGGCAAGGACTGGCCAACTCTACAAGCGGTGGCGTTGTAGCGGGCTTGGCGCAAGTGATCGGAACGGCCAATACCGCTGCTGTTATTACTACTGCGGCAACAACGGGAGGAATTTGGATGAAGACTATTGTAAATGTGGGTGCAAACGCTGGAAACATAACTGCCCAAATACTTAAGGTCACTAGCGGAACGGCCACTGTTTACATAGGTTCGAGGATGACGGTCACGACATTGTGAGACTGCATCTCGTTGCGCTTCCGCATACGCAGGTCTCTAATGAGTTTTGCGGATGCGCGTATACGTCTAACATTGTAAAATTTTGTAAGATGTTGGGGCAAGAGCATGAAATTTTCGTGTATGCACCTGACGGCCCACCGATTAATGGCGCAACACTCGTTCCATGTTTTACATACGAAGAACGCACAAAATTGTTCGGAGAATATGATCCAGACCGAAACCCATCTTGGCCTACAGACCAACAATTTGTAGGATTTAATGAGCACGTCGTTGAAGCCCTGAAAGAACATCTAAGTGCTCGTGACCTAATTTTGATCTCTGCTGGCTGGTGCCATAAACTTGTATATGATTCCTTTCCAGCCCATATTAGGTGCGAACAAGGCGTGGGGTACGAAGGTATTATATCTACCTTCTGCGCTTTCCCTTCCTACGCTTGGATGCACTACGTCTATGTCAAAAAGAAAATAGACGACGGACGTTGGTACGACGTTGTGATTCCACATTTTGTCGATTCGGACGAGTTTCCTAAATTGAATAGTGGCAAAGGGAAATACTTATTGTTCCTCGGCCGTATCATCGAACGCAAAGGTCCGCACATCGCTGGGGAAATAGCTCAGAGAACTGGATTGCCGTTGAAGGTTGCTGGTCCTAGTGGGAGACAAGTGGGCGAAGATATTGCCGGTGCGGGTGTGACGATTAAAAACGCTGAGTATGTTGGTTCAGTCAACATTAGAGAACGTGCTGAACTCTTAGCAAACGCCAAAGCCCTAGTCGTCCCAACAACTTACTTCGAACCATTCGGTAACGTCGTAATCGAAGCTATGATGGCAGGTACCCCGGCGATAACGACCGACTGGGGCGCGTTTCCCGAGACCGTCCACAATGGCGTATCAGGATTCCGCTTTCGCACGTTGAAGGAAGCAGCGGCAATTATCGAGAAAGCTCTGTGGCCAGCCCCGAGCGTCATCCGCCAATACGCAACCCAACGCTTCTCCCTCGCCGCCGTCACGCCCAAATTCAATCACTGGTTTAATCAGCTCGATTCCCTCTGGGGCAAGGGCTGGTACGCTTAATCTGTCCGCTTTCTCGGAGAAGCTGCCACGGCAGCGATGCTGCGCATAACCAGCTTCTCAACTTTACGCCCACAATGCGGACAATACCGCTCCCGTTTTCGATATTCCCTGAAATATTCAGCCCTTCCTTGTTGCGCAACTGTCCCGCTTGCATCGGATGTGTTGCGTAACACGTCCTGCACTGCGGTGCCTTCCATCTTCTTCGCATACTCAACCGATCGCGCATGCCGAATCATACCCTCCTCGTGTTCACGCGAATCTCTCTGCTCTTTCGTCTCAATCATAGGTTGTTGCGCTACACTGTTGCACAACATTTGTCCTGTTGCACAACAATTCATTCCTCGCTCGCCGCTGCTGCATCATCACTAATGCCAAGGTAAGTAATTTAGTGGCAATTCGGGTTTTGAGTGAATAATTTGCGTGAGCGACCTTATACGCTGCCCGCCCGTCAATTCCCGGGGTGGCCTCGTCTCCCTACCGCTGGCTGGTAAAGCGGAGAAAAGAATGCTTTATATGAGTGATCTTGTCTGATATTATGGCCAAGTGATTGAATGAGAGCATGATGCAATGCACGCTGCGCAGCATCATCTTATCTCATTGAACAAACGCTTCAGGATGCCCGCAGAATCGTTTTGATTGAGTGCCCGCTATCTTGACCCTCCCGGACATACAGACACGGCATATCGCCTTATGTGTAAGGCTAGCGATTAACGATGTTAACGTTCACAAGCGTCTGACTCGCAGCTTGTACTTGCTCAGGCCAGAGCCCGGCGTGCGTAGCCTGTACGTCACGCACCGCACGAGCGTCTTTCAGAGGTCGTTTGCTCTTCGCAGCCTCCCTGCTGGCGTTCACCACGTACTCGCTCAAATACGACTTGCTAGTTTCTCTGCGTTCCGCCATCACATTTGCGAGGACATCGGCTGGTGATGCTGACAGGTTGCTGACGCTGTTAACGGGACCTGGTTTGACGACGCCTGAGATGTTCCAATGGTAGCGTTCGGCCCATTTACAAGCTGTATCTTCGTTGACACCCAGTTTACGAGCTGCTGGTCTGATACCGATGTCAATGGCAAGCATTCTGACCAGTTCCATTTTTTCGTTAGGGTAAGGGGCGGCCACGAGATGAATTGATAGCGCAGGCTGCGATGCGAAACAACATCTAATTTGACAAGCTTGCTTGCTTGATTGTATGTTATGGGGTTATGACGCAACGGGAATTTGCTCGGATGGGCGGGAAAGCGCGCGCGGCGCAACTCAGTAAGGAGCGTAAGATCGAAATTGCTCGCAACGCCGGACTGGCGAGCGCTAAACAACGTGCTAGCAAGTCCAATGCCAAAATGCCCGAATCGGTCTGACTTTATTTTTATTTATTTTCATGCGCTCTCTTGACATGCAAGCAAGCTAGAGAGAAACTATCGGCATGAGAACACACACAATCGTGCTGACAGAAGAGGAAGCAATCTTAACCCGCGATGCGCTGATCGACATGAAACATCACTTAAAATCAGCGCCTAGTGAGCGCGGCCAACGTCTTAGCAAACTAAGCGCCGCTATTGCCGAAACGTTAGACGCAAACATCAATCATCGCAGATAATCATCCCCGTGAATTATGCAAAACACACAGACAAACACAACGGCGCAGGCGCAGCCAGATAATAGCGCCAAGTGGCAGGATATTCATTTTGTCCTGAACAAAACACAGCAAGAAAGAGATGCAGCATTGAGCGAAAATCTTAAACTCCAAGAAGCTAACGGCGACGCTGCGGCAGAATATGTTCGGTTGATAGCTCAAATAGATTACGAAAAAGG